GTTGGAGGAAAGACGTATCGGGTTCCGACGTACGGAAAACTGATTAAGATTATTGATTTTGATCGTGCGACCTTTTCTGTGAAACTACCGAAGATGAAGGAGTCGAAGTTCTTTATGTCTGACCAGTTTCATCAGGAAGAGGAGGCGGGAGGACAGTATAATATTGCTCCATTCTACAATTCAAAGTATCCTGAAGTCAAGCCTAATCCATCGTTTGACCTCGTACGTCTTGCTACTTCAATGTTCTGGGACTGTTTTCCGAACGGGGTGTCGGAGGAGTACAAGGGAAATCCGCTGTACACCATGTTCATACAGTGGCTCACCCTCCCCGACGGACGGTCGATTCTGTTCAAGGATGTAGCCGGTGGAGACTTATCGGAGCGGTACCGCGGATTCCAGTTGTATAAAGCGATTGCTCGGTATTGTCGGGACACGGCGGTTCCTCGGAAACAGATAGAGAAGTTTGGTACTCCCTATCTCTTTGAAGGTAAACCGCCCGCGGGCGAATCAAGTCTGTTTATTGAACCTTAAAATTATACTTACTCCTTCTTCTCATGCTTCTTCTCCTCGACGGGGTGCGCGGCCTTCTTCTTCTTCGTGTCCATTCCCTCGCGGCCTAGATACGACTCGGCCAGGTGGCGCGTGAAGTGGAGGACGAGGGCAAAGAGGGCGGCGTGGACGGCGAGTGTGACCGTCTTGGATCCGTTCGGGGGCAGGCGGACGAAGACGCCAGGCACGAGGGCGTAGAACAGAGCGGCAGTGAACGCGAGCATTAACCAGTTCATATTGATTTATATCCTACGAAGAAGAAAGATTGATTGGCTCCTATTTTTTAGGCGAAGTATATAAGAATCAGTCTCTTACTATGTCCAGTCTATGTTCGGGCGATATAACTCGCTTCATGAAATCTCGCGCAATTATGGGTCAGTATTATCCCATTCAGAATTGTGCGGTCGCTCAGTCGCCGAAACTTGGAAATGTTCTCGTTGTGGACGCTGTGAATGGAAACGATTCAACGGGAGTGGTCGGTGGTCTACCGTTCAAGACCGTGAATGCCGCTGTAAATAGTGCGACACCAAACACCAACCAGGTGATCTGGGTTCTTCCTGGAATCTATAATCTTACGTCACCCATTGTGATGCCTGACGGAGTATCTATGCGAGGACTTAACGTCCAGTCGTCTATCATCCAAATGACGAATGTGATCGCCGACACAACTCTTCTGACGATGGGATCCAATTCCCGTATCGAAGATCTTACTTTGAATCTTACGTCGACGGGACACTATACCCTCATAGGAATAGCGTTCACAGGAACCACCACGGCCACCACCAAACTCCGCACGTGCGTATTGACCGTGAACAATTCCACAGCGCCCTATACAGGAACATCGGAGGTCACAGGGATTAAAGCATCGGGAACGGGGGCATTAAGCCCTGGGTCGTTCGCGTTCAATTCTCTGAAGGGATCAACCGTCAACGTCTACTCCAACGGAGGTGGAAATAAACGTGGAGTTCTGGTGTCTTCGTCCAATACAATTACTACACGTGATCTGAACGTGTATGTTGCTGCCCCTGCCGATTCTCGTTCGGCAGGATCGTATGTTGGCATAGAGACAAATGACCCCGCATCAACCGGATCTATTCAATTACGAGCAACGACCGTGGGAACATTTACCTCCTCCATCAGTGGAACAAGTTCAGACATTTTACAGACCACTCCTTCTTCCTTTGTGTCTCCTACCTACCTTCTATATCCAGGTATTCAAATCGGTCCAGGAACCGATTTAGTGACGAAAAATGCAGGTGGAAAGGGGTTCTCATCATACGTGTTTTCTAGCACAATTTTTTACGGAATGAAGGGAACTGTTGGTGGCCCTGCTGGATGGTTATGGCCAGGGACACAGACGTGGAATGCTGGAGTATTTCCAGACACTGGACTTCCAGCAGCATACTATCGTGTTCAGCAACCGTTTATCCTTGGTGGAATGTGTATGGGATTAAACCTATCGTGCGGAAATTCCAACTCTGTTACTGCCCTCGTCCAGAAAACACCCGTAGCAACTGGTGTACGAGTAGATACATCGTATTCGGTCACCATCAGCGGGGCAGCAATCGTGGGAACTTTCTATAACGGATCTGTGAACTTTTCTGTAGGAGATTACATTCATGTATACTTTTCGTATACAACCAACAACCCAAACCCTAGCACCAATAACGCCCACGACGTAACAGTTCAATTGGATCTGTTCTAATCTTCATTTTTCTTCATGGAACGTTTTTCTTTTAGTTTGCGTAGTATATCCTCTTTGTTTTGGTAATACCGTTCCCTGTTCTTTTGGTCTCGGGCCTCCTTATTTTTCAGATAATCCTCCTGCTTTTTCTTTCTAAGTTCCTCCTTATGTGCTTCTCTCCATTCTTTCGTATATTTTTTTTGGTATTCTTTTCGGTCTTCGGTTATCACACGAACGTATGTTTTGAAATACTCAGCTCGTTTTTCTTCCCGTTGTTCTGGAGTCGCATGTGAAAGAATTGTATTGAGGCAAAGTGCATCATTTCTAGAATTAGCTATATATTCACTTTCGCGTTTATTAAGTTCCTTCTTATCTGAACATGGGTAATTCTCTACCAATTCAATAGTTACTTTATCCCATCCTATCGTGTTTATATGAGTATATACACGATAAGGTTGTGTTTTGGAAGCAAGTTTATGCCCATGTAATCTTGTCCGCAAGGCTGCTATTGTGGATCCGTAATAATAATGCCCGTCTTCGCACGACAGTTTATATATCTTGCCTTCGCTATATCCCATTTTATATTAAGGTGTAGTTTTTTGTAAATGGCTTTCCTACGAACTAAAATGAAGGTTTCCCAACAAACATATCCTGGACGGCCACTGAGGCTGTTGAGACCGTGGACGCAACCACGGCTTCAACATCCCCGCCGACCGCATATAAGAGTCCACCCGCACCCGCACCTGAAAGCAGACCGACTTTGGCGGCATCAGTCCACTCAACCGGCTTCTTCTTGGTGTACCGCTCCACAATATACACTAGGACTCCGGCGACCGCAACGACAACAATCATAATCAGTAGATTCGTGTCGAGCATACTTTATCTATTTGATACTTTCAAGTGGGTTTGTTTATACTTTTAGAACGAGCCCCTCGCCGTCCTCCGGAACCAGATTCACTTCTTCGCCATCCTCATCTTTATGCTTCTCCTCGGCATCCTCCGCACCAAGATCGAGTTCAAGTGTCTCGTCGGACAGATGTAGCTTCGGGTGCTCGTCGTCCGTCTCGGCATCCTCATCATCATCCTCCGCCTCCGCCTCCGCCTCAAACGCAACCACCTTCTTCTCGGTCTCGACCTCTGGAGCAGGTGAGGGAGTGGGCGCGGAGATAACTGTCTCGGTCGGCTGAATGACGTCAGCGGTGGGGGCAGGAGCGTCTTGGACCGAGAAGTACGTGTTCACAATCGACTGCCACGGGAGGAAGGAGTCTAGGACCGTATCAAAGGCCGTATCAAGAATATCCTCGATCTGTTTACGGTTGCGGGCCTGCTGCTCGGACTGAACGCCGATCGTGCGGAACAAGTACGCATGCTCCCAGCACCGCCGAGCCACCTCCTTGTAATACTCGTGGAGGAAGCGGGGTAGCGGAGGGCGCTCAAACTCGACTTCTACACTATCCTGCGTCGACCGGTACTGGATAGCCGCAAATGCGCGGAGGTAGGTGAGGAGAACACCCGTGAGCAACTCCTCGAGATACGAGCACTTTGAGGCAGATGTAATTCGCTTGACTTCAGTCTGGAGTACCTCGTCGGTCCAGACAGGAATGCGGGTCAGTAGGTTCTGGAACGTCTTGAGCACCTGATCCATCTGATCGTTCTTCTCGCAAATGGTCTTGGCGTTCTCGTACACGCTCCAGATTCCCTCCGAGACGTGGGGGAGAACCATCAGTGAAAAACGATTGCGAATGTGGCGCTTGGCGAACTGTGCCTCGTCTTTGAGCGACATCCCTAGGTATTTGTATTGTCGGTCTAGATGTTTACGTATACAATGAACGCCAGTGTTCGGGCAGGACTGTACTGAAATCCGCGAGAAGCGTTTCCACCTGCTTCTTCTGTAGTTTCATTGGAAACTTGACGGGAATGTAGAACTTGTAAGCCTTCGCTGCCGCCTCGTCGGAAATGCGGATGAGGTTCACGCGAGACACCACGGCTTCGACGATGCGAATGAGGTTGCGCATACCCTCCTCGCCGTTCGAGTATTCCTTGATAATGTACTCTGCCGCCTCTTCGTCGGCCGTAAGGTCTTCCCGCGCAATCCCCGCATGTTTCAGGATTTCGGGCCAGATATAGTTGGCGACAATGACCTTCTTCTCCTTGTCGTTGTATCCTGGGACATTGATCACGCGCATACGATCTTTGAGCACAGGGTGGACCCGTGACTCGTCGTTGAACGAGAAGACGAACAGGCACTGGGACAAATCGAAGTCAATGCCCGCAAAGTATCGGTCGTGATACTGAGAGTTCTGGGAACGGTCGGTGAGGTGGATCAGCATGGAGGTAATCTCTTCACCGTGCGGGGTTCCTGAGACCTTGTCCAACTCGTCAAAGTAGAGGACGGGATTCATACACCCTGACTGAATAATGGAATCGATGATACGGCCCCACATAGACCCTTCGTACGTGTAGGAATGACCGACATAGTGAGACACATCGGATGCGCCTCCGAGTGAGAAGAACATGAACGGGCGCTGGAGAACGCCCGCGATTCCGTTGCGGGCGAAGGATGTATTGTGGGTTACGGTGAAATCTCCCAGAAGATAACGATGATTTCCATCTAATGTGAATCCGTAATAATCTCCTTCGCCTACGGGGGTTACAGTGATATGTGATAAGAGAGCATCTTTTACCTGTTGACGAATATCTGCCTTCTTCCTAACAATCTTAGTAGGAATTATATGAGTATTACCAGATATGAATATCCGATAATACGTCCCCTCCCGCCTTTCTCCCTTGTACATACAGGATTTTACACAGGGGCGCATTGTTGTTGCGAGTCCAAGAGACCGTGCTAGAAACACGATATCATCGGTTAATTGCCTAGACTTTTGGGTTACTTCAAAGCAGTTATGTATTAAGTATCCGTCGCTATCTAGTATACCCGCTAGAACCTGTAGCCGAACATTCCGATCATTCACTTTATACACATTAGGAATGTGTTTGTTATTGATGAGATTATGTGATTGGAGAAACTTGAAGAATATATTTTCGTTCTTCTTATATCCGCGTATCGCGTAGTCATACTGATTGCGGTAGACAAGCATTGAATTGTATCGGTGAAGTTCCGTATTCAGATATCCTAGAACGACTGCATCCTGGCTTGTAATAGCTGGCTTGCTACTCGTTCCGTCTCCGAGCCACAGTCCAACTATGTACGGGTCAAACTCTACATTCTTTGATTGAAATTCTACACCTACCGAATATCCCTTGAGTTGTTTCTTATGGTAGTTTGGAAGGTTCAGATAATCCTTTACACTCACTTCCACAACATTGTTGTCTACAGATTCCGTATCAATATAAACTTTTGCCTGTTCGTACGAAGTAAACGTCTTAGCTTTCTTAGTCAGCGTATTAACATCTATTATTGAAGCCTTGAAATGTAATCCAGATTTGGTGGGCCTTGTAGATATAGTGTTTCCGCCCGAGTAACGTAGACAGAGAATATGCTCAGAATTTACAGTGTATGGATTTCCCTTAGTTGGTGTAATATCATACATCATATCGCGTCCCCTACCCAAATTTAGAACAGTTCTTGGTAGAGAATCGTCTCCCATAATACAATCACCGATCTGTATATCCTGGACCATCTTTAATGTTCCGTCGTGCATCATGATCGGTGTATCCTTTGCGTGACACTTACCTACACCGGCTGCGCCGCGCATAGCAATCACGTTACCCACCGAGTCAGGATTGGAAATCCACTGCGCGAGAACCTGCATGATCTGTGTCTTGGCCGAGGTCATGCCGTACGTTGCCTTGTCCATGTGCGCGTTCGCCTCATTCAGGAACGTCGAGCACTTTTCGGGACCGTCCTTCATCGTCACGGGTAGCGAGATCTGCTTTCCAAACGGAACGCGCAGAATCCCATCCACCCAATTCCGCAACTTCTGAGCCTCACCGCTGTCGGCACCCATACGCGTCATCGCATCAATCTTGCGAATGATCTCGCTCTGAATTTTGGGGCTGGTATCCATTTCCAGCACCCGGAACTTGTACGGAACATCCGATTCATTGATCATCTGCGAGATGGTCAACATCTTCTTCGTCACATCTTTGCGCATCTTCTTGGTCAAATCCTCGAAGTATTCGCGTTCCTTCCGAGACAGTTTCAGAGGAATATCCTCCTCCTCCTTCTTCTTCTTTTTCCGATCGTCGTCCATGTCTTCATCTCCCTGGATAATGAGCATTGGCTGATTGTTCTTTCCCCCGGACATCAGACGCCGACCGAGAATATGCTGGATGAACGCAGCGGGAATTTCCTCGCCGTCCTCGTCCATAAAGCCGTCGTCCTCGTCCTCCTCTTCGTCGTCCTCATCCTCGTCCTCATCCTCGTCGCCGTACCCCTCCTCATCGTCTTCGTCAATGCGGGTGTGTAGATGGATCTTTACGGACACCGGCATTCCGGAAGGAACGGTGATTCCGTGAACTTGACGATTCTCGGGTTTCGTCGTCGTCGTCGTCTTTTTTTCGGGGAGGTCGTCGTCTTCGCCGGTATAGGATGAATCATCGGCTGATTCGTATTCATCAAACAATGTATCGTCGTCAACCCATCGCACGTTTTCTTCCGGCTTTTTGAGATGACTGCGTAAATTGTACTTCTTTTTGTTTTTTGGAGATGTCTTACTGTCTGGTGAAGGCGGCGGCGACTTTGTTGGCGGCGGCGCAGCCTCGCCGCTCTTCGTACGACGGCGTTGTGTAAGGCGCTTAGGATCGGACATCTTACTTCTTGGTAGTAAAAAAGAAAGTTTGGTTCTAATCCATTTTGTCGGACATAGTATAATGGACGAGACTCTGATCGAAAAAGCCGAGGATCGTATAGCTTATGAAGCAGCTCGCGAACCAGGAATTAAAAAGATCCTGCGGACTGTTCGCGAGTTCATTCAGAAGCATCGAGTACTCTGCTACGGCGGAACCGCAATCAACAATCTTCTTCCCCCCGACGACAGATTCTACGATCCCAACTTCGATATTCCCGACTACGATTTCTACAGTGAAAACCCCCAGATCCACGCGATGGAACTTGCGGATATCTTTCATTCGCACGGATTCAAACATATCGAAGTCAAACCGGGGGCACACTTGATGACGTTCAAGGTCTTTGTAGAGTTTACCGGGGTGGCGGATATAACGTACCTAGATCCCGCTATTTTCAAACGTCTGTGGAACGAAACGATCGTAAAAGAAAAAATCCACTACGTGTCCCCGAACTTTCTGCGGATGTCGATGTACCTTGAACTATCCCGACCGCGCGGAGAGGTGTCGCGCTGGGGTAAAGTCTACGATCGCCTCATGCTTCTGAACAAGCATTACCCGGTAGGATGTAAACCTCACACCGCGTCCGAAATTGTCGCGGTGTCCGATACTGAACGAGTTGCTCTTGAACACCTTCTTCAGTCCAAGCAACATGTGGTTCTCCTGGGTCTCCATGCCGTCGACCTTCATTCCCGGCAACGAACAAACGTATGGGAAGTCCCGATCGATGTTTTGGCGACACCGGATACCTACGAATCAACGGTCTCGGCGTTGACGACCATATTTGCGTCTCGCAATGCTAAGGCCAACGCACATCCGGCCTACGCGGAACTGCTGCCTGAACATACGGATATCGAGGGGTCGAACGAGTTTATCTACTGCCGCGTATTCAAGACGAACGCCTGTCACAGTTACCACCAACTCGAAAGCGGACTCAAAGTTGCCTCTATCCCAACTCTGCTCCAGTTTTTCTTTGCGTTTGTATATGCCGATGCTCACAGCATAGAAGGGTACGACCAGAACCGCGTGATCTGTATTTGCCAGCGTTTGATGGACTTGGCGGCGTCCACGAAACGACGGTATAAACTCCTGACGCCCCTAGATTGTCTAGGAACACAGGAAACGATCATAGATATGAAAACTCATACGGGAGAACTTCGTGAAAAGTACCCAAAGAAATCCGACGAGTTTATGAAACTATTTTTCACCTACAAACCCGGTAGTTTAAATCGGACGCAGAAGGCACGTGTCCGTGAATCCCTCAAGAAAACCATGAAAGCATCCTTTGTAGCACCTCAACTTGTCTCCGACAGTCTTAGTACCGAATGAGGCTGAGAGAAGCCATGAGAGTGCTGAACGGCGGAGTATTCGTGGATCCGCATGGCGAGCAGGGAAGCATATATCCGGCTCCGGACGTAATAGCCTTCGCCGGGCCTACCGCCATCACAGTATGTCCCAGCGCCAGTAAATCACTCTGCGGGATCCCGCCAATCGGGACAAGGTTCTTTCCGAGCGACGCAGACTCGACCTGGTACGTCCGCTTAATCCCTCGGCGTTTGAGCATGGCGGTTACATCCGACGAATTGCGAAGTTGTTCAACAAAGGTCGCACTTGTGTCTTTTCCCGTACCGTAGGCTATAGAACATGACGACATCTTTATTGATTCGTAAGAATAAAGATGGCGGTCGTGAAGACATCCACCCTCTATTTAGTCATTCTCTTCATAGTCATCTCGGGGGTCCTTTTAATGATGCTTCCTTCGTCGAATGACCGCGAAGGCATGAAAACCCGCAGGACTCCTCCTCTTTCCGCCGACGCCAGTATGAAACAGGTGAAGGAGGGAACCAAGACAATGGGACATGATGGGTATGTACAGAGCATCTCGAACCGCATCGGGAAACTCGAACAAACGTACCCAGATATTCCTGATGACTCGTAATAATGAAAGCCGGTAAGTATCTCCCCGTACTGTTTATCGGTCTTGCGATCGTCGTGTTGGCGGTGTATACCAATCAACAGCGCGAGCGGTTTGGGTTTGGAGGCGGGATAGATATGTGTGCGCTCCAGTTATCCGGCATCAATCAGCGCATAACGAATCTAGAACATCGGGCGAACGATGCCCAGGACAATGCGAACACCGGCGTCGGACAGATTCAAATGGTGGCTAAATCTTAACCCTGGTGATTCGAGACCCACCATCCTGAACTCAGGAAGTTCGGGTAGTAAGGAAGCGAGGTCGGGCTCTGGATCGGGGCAGTGTTGGCCAGGCTGCGAACCTGATCAGACGGCAGTTCGTAATTGTAGTAGGACAGGCTTCCGATCTGTCCGTTCCACCCACCATTTCCGGCAATGAAGACGGGCTGGGAGTTCTGTTTGGGCAGGGCGTGGAGAGAGGTGTGGGAGTACAGCAGGCCGTTCACATACACATCAAATGATTTCTGATTCACACAGATCGCTAGGTGAATCAGTTTGTTCGCCGGCATGTTTGTGATCACGACGCGCGCGGGCCGGCCTTTATCGTACGTATCCTGCTCAATCACCAGTTCGTTGCGCCCGCTGTTCAAGGAGACCGCCGGAGCCTTCTGGGTTCCTGCTACATCGCCCTTGGTGAAAATGATCGGGTGCTGGGAAGGAGGCGCGTAATCATTGACCTGGATCCATCCGGCATACGAGAACTCCATTCCCTCCGTCTCGTTCAGGGATAGAGGGATGGCCGCATCCACCTCCGTGTAATTCTGACCATTCTGAAGAGGTCCTACGATAAGAATCTCGGTCTTCGACGGAGTCAGGCCGCTAGCACCGACAGGTACCCCGCTTCCGTAGAAATACTCATAAAGCACGAGAACGACAATTCCGAGAAGAATGAGCGTCATTAAGGACACTAAGATTGTCCGAATCTCCATTATTATCTTACCACGTGTATTTGTTTATCTCCTGCCCCGAAGTGTCGACCAACGACAACTTTACGTTGTATCCTCCGCTCGGGGTTTTCGCCACGGACGCCGCCGTCGCAGACAGGGCCGCTGACGGAGGTCCCGCACTGTAAAACGCCATCGCGTCCGAAGGAGTCAGGGCGCGACCGTACGCGTACAGCCCGGCCAGGTTTCCAGAGTAGCCGCCGTTGCCCATGAGGACTAGATCGCCCGACGCCGTCTGCGGTACGCCGGGAAGCAGGCACGACCGGACCAGCAGACCGTCCTGGTAAATGTCCACATTGCGGCCGTTCACCGAGACGCTGACCGAGAACCATGTCTGGAGCGGGACGTTCTTGACCTTACAGGTGAACTTATCGTCTACCGCGCTTCCATCCGACCCAACCGGTGCCGGGGCTGCCCCCGCCGCCGTCGACATGACGTTGACCTGGACACACAGCGTGTTCTCCACGGAATCAAGGTAGACGTGAGGATTCGCGGCGCCCGGGGATCCGAGAATCAGGACATCCTTCGCCTGGCCGAACTTGTAGTTCCAGTCCTGGACGTACATCCACCACTGCATACCGTAATTCGCGCCGCTGGTTCCTGCCGCAACCGGGAGTGAGGAGCCGGGAACAACGAGACCGTTGCCGGAGTTCGCGGTCGTCGGGTTCACGCCCACAGAAGGGGCAAGATTTCCGGTGGAGGATCCACCAGTAACCCCCGAGTAAATGAAATAAATCCCGTATGCGAGAAGCGCAACAACCGCAACCGTGATCGCAAACCATGTAAGACGCGTTGTGAAAGGGTCCTGCGATCGAAAAAAGTAGTAGTATCCCAGACCCAGAGCCGCCGCGCCCACAACGACGGACGCAATGACGAAGCCGTTGTCCATCACCGTGACCGAAAACCCGCCAGTGGGCCCGGTTGGCGGGGCTACAACAACTGGAGGAGGAGGAGTACTCATTCTTATTATTGTTAGAAGAGGTAAAAACGGAAGAGGAATACTCTAGTCCGAAAGTAGAGCAACTGAAATGACCACTCCTACAATCTTCTGCAATAACTGCGGACTACGTGGCCATACCTTCCGAGAATGTCGCGATCCAATTCTGTCGTGCGGGATCCTGTTACTCCGAAATTTAACGTGTCCGACAAAGACGTCGTGTTTACCCATTCCCTCGAAAAACCTTGAAATCTTGATGGTCCGGCGCAAAGACAGTATGTCGTACACCGACTTCATTCGAGGAAAGTTTGATCCGACGGATACCACGTATGTCCGCACCCTGCTAGAACATATGACCCAGTCAGAAATCGGCCGGCTCAGATCCGACTCGTTCGAAACCCTGTGGATGCGCCTCTGGAACAACTCGGATCGCCACGACCATGAAATGAAGGTGGCGAAAGATCGTTTCGATGCGGTAAAGGCAGATATTGACTCGGTCGTTCCGTTGTATGTGGAACCCGAATGGGGATTCCCGAAAGGCCGTCGGCTGAAATGCGAGAGCGATCAGGGGTGTGCCGAGCGCGAGTTCTTTGAAGAGACGAATATTCTTCGGTCAACGTATACTGTCGTCTCCGGAATTCAATTGGAAGAGACCTTCTACGGAACCAATAAAGTCCTGTACCGCCACAAGTATTTCCTCGCCGTCCTGACTGATCCAGATAACATTGATATTCACCAACGATTCACCACCATGCAAAAACGAGAAATTTCGGCCATTGGATGGAAAACGCTCGCCGATTGCGCTGGTCTGAGTCGTCCCCACTACATTCAACGACGGAAACTTCTGAACGATCTGTCCATGCTTGCGGAAACGATTGAAGTTCGTCTTCCCAAAGATTAATAAGAAGACAACACGCCATGGCTATCTTCGCAATTGAGACACCGCGTGAAGGATTGTTTGTGTTTGGTCTTGGATGTGCTATCTACGCATTTTTCTTTTTACTCGGGTTCGGGTTTTCATCGGCCGTTACCTTTTACGACTGCGAGAAGGTCGACCCGTCAGCCAATGCGGTTCAGGGAGCGATCTGGGCAATCTACCCCACCGTCGCATGGTTCGTGATTCGCACGTTTGAAGTGGTCCGACAGTACTTCGACCGTTTTTACCTGATGTTTGACCCCACTCCAGCGAATGCCGGATGGGTGTCGGTGGGCTACGTCATGACGCTAGCGTGTATTGTGGGAATTTACGGACTTTCGTATAACTCTCACAAGGCTGTCTGTATAGCCAGCATTGATGAAGTTGCGGAATTTAAGAAGCATATGTTGGATCGCCAAGTCGAACATGAAAAAACAATTAAAGCCGCACAAGAATCAACTCCTGCCGTTACGGTAGTATCCAAAAGTGAACGATCAGATAAGAAGCAATCGCCAGCGAAATAATCCACCACCATAGCGGGAAGACGGTAGCCCCGCGCCGTCCCGTTCCAAACTCCCGCACTTTTCCCCCGTCAAACACCAAGGCAGGGCGGAAGTAGAGGAGCGCGGAGACGAGGAAGAGGTAGATCGTAATCATCCAGACTCGAGGATCACTGTCCAAATTCATTGTATGAAGATCGTATTTTATTTACGTTCTCCATACAATGGCGTTCGTTCTGCCTACCCGCAAGGCATTTGCGGACTACATAGCACGAATTTACTTGAAATACCGTAATGACCCGTCGGCCGACGATGAAGGAGTCGATCTGTGTCTCCAACAAACATCCTCCAAAACAACTCGGGAACTCTTGCCTTACCAGAAACTTGTGCGCGACTACCTTCTTCTAGAAAGCCCCTACCGCGGCCTGCTCGTCTACCACGGTCTCGGTTCAGGAAAGACCTGTTCGGCCATCGGAGTTGCCGAATCCCTGCTGTCCACCAAGAAAGTGTTTGTTCTCCTCCCCGCGTCTCTTCAGAGCAACTTTCGCCAAGAAATCAGGAAATGCGGAGATCCTATTTATACCCAGAACAATTTCTGGGAAATAAGGACTCTGCGGTCAGAAGCCGATAAACAGCCTGCGCTCGCTATGGGAATCTCCGACGAGTTCCTCAAATCTCAGGGACGGTATTTCGTCACCGTTCCCAACCAAGCCTCCAATTACAATACGCTTCCTCTCGATACCCGCAAGGGCATTGATGCCCAAATTGAAGACCTGATTGATTCTCGCTACAATTTTATTAATTATAACGGTTTGAACAGTACCAGCGTCAAAGTCCTGATTCCTGAAGACGATCCGAAAGAGTCCAAGACATTCGATAACAGTGTCGTGATTATCGATGAGGCTCATAACCTGATTTCCCGCGCCATCAATAAGTCAGATATCGGTCGACGGATCTACGATGCGATCTATTATGCGAAAGACTGTAAAGTTGTGGCTTTATCGGGAACCCCGCTCATTAACCGACCCAACGAAATTGCGTTTCTGCTCAACCTGCTGCGTGGACCCATCGAGCGCCTCATGATTCCCGTCAAAGAACTACCCACGTGGGACGAGGCAGGTATGAAGAAATATTTCAAGGCCATTCCTGAAGTGGATACCATCGAATTCAACAGCGTGAAGCGACTCATTATGGTCACTCGCAATCCTACCCATTTCAAATCTATTTATAACGAGGCAGGTGACCGTATTGCCGTCAAGTATGATGAAACTATAACATCCAAGACTGCAGGTGATTGGGTGGATTCTCTCCGCAAATCGTTCGCTGATAAGTTCCCTGGCGGAGTTCTGGCCGCTCGTGAATATATTGAGAAAGAAGCCCTGGAATGCTTACCTACCGACTTCTCTGAATTCGTGAACACCTTTATCGACGGCTTGGACGTCAAGAACGCTCTCCTGTTTCAGAAACGTATCCAGGGCCTCGTGTCCTACTACAAAGGCAGCGATGAACGCATGCTTCCCAAACGGACAGACGACGATAAAATGATTGAGAAAATTGAGATGTCGGATGAACAGTTCAATCGGTACCTTGAAATGCGCCACAAGGAGATCCAGATGGATTCTCGTAAAGCCGCCAAAGGACCCAGCGCGCTCAACCAGGATTTTTCTACCTACCGCGTGATGTCCCGTCTCGTCTGTAACTACGCCGTCCCCTCCGATCTCCGTGGATCGACCGAGGAAACCAATGAAGATACGGCCGATGACGACAAGGCTGCCGTTCTTGAGAAGTTGCGCTTAGACCCCGACAAGTATCTCCGCTCTGAAGGTCTTAAATCGTATTCCCCGAAAATGCTGAAGATGTTAGCGAATATCAAGGAAACAGGAACCGTGAACCAACTCATTTACTCCAACTACCGCAAATTGGAAGGTCTCGGTATTATTGGCGCCATCTTGGATGCGAACGAATACCAGCCTTACCGTATCGTGAAAGTCGACGGAAAGTACGTGGAAGATCCCACTCTAGATCCCAAGAAGCCTGCATACGCGTTCTATACAGGCGAAGAGAAGAAGGAGGTCAAGGAGATCATGCTCCATATCTTCAACGAGGACTATCGGACCCTCCAGTCTGTTTATCCTGAACACGTCCAGTCCATGAAAGAGAGTATTCTCAAACGCGGCGGCGAGAAACTCTTATGCGTTCTCATGATTACCGCTTCGGGTGCCGAGGGTATTAACTTGAAGAATGTTCGGCGTATCCACATTTCCGAGCCACACTGGAATCCTGCGCGCACAGATCAGGTGATGGGTCGCGGTATTCGCCTGTGTTCCCACGCTACTCGCCAGACGCTGGGTGCAGGTGGAGCTGTGAATGTGGAAGTTGTCCCCGTCGAAGATCGTACCATCCGCATTTCTTACTACATATCTGTCTTCACCGACGCTCAGGCCAAATCGTCGTCGGGGTTCAATATTGTATCTACTCGCCGCGCTGATACCGCTCCCAAGAAATACGATATGAAAGAGGCTGGGCGTGCCCCTGAAGCCTTCATGACCTCTGACGAGTTCCTGTATGAGATCTCGTACGAAAAGGAGCGGATTACGGGCGGAATCACCAGACTTATTAAACAGGCCGCCGTAGACTGTGAGATTCATCGCAAACTTCACGGTCGCGAGAAGCCCCTGCTCCAATGTCTTCGTTTCGACAGTTCAGTGAAAGCCGAAGATCTGGCCTCGAATCCCGACATCAAGAAGGATGAACGCGATGCCTCTTATCTCCGGAACATCATAAAACGGTCGCGCCGACTTCAGCGTATCAAGGTCAAGGAGTTTGTGTTCCTCTACGACCCTGAAACCCATGAAGTGTTTGATAATTCGGCATTCGGAGACAATGAGCGTCTCCTGAAACTCGGCATGATGAAAACTAACAAGATAGAATTCTTTACTTATGAATAATGGCGCATACGAGGGGAAGAAAGAAACCTCGAACACCTCGTAAATTCCACAGGGAACCGGAACCGGAACCGGTACCGGAACAGGTTCAGGATGCGGGTGCCGCTGCGCCTGCGATGGATTACCAGGCCATCATTAAGTCGCACACGCTCAAACAGGTGATTGTGAACCCCAAGAGCAAGTTTGTGGTGTGCACGTACTGGTGGGGACGCGGAAACGCTAACAAGAACTATCTGCGCTTCGGCGACGAGACGACCGATCAGGCTATCAAAGACGGAAAGCGTGTGAATTATGCGTGCGCTGGCGAGTTCATTGAACAGATTCGCGATAACCTCTTGGAGGAAATGCGTGAGGCCGAAGAGGAAGAAATGGCGATTGAAGAGGTAGGCGATGAGACCGAATACTATGCCCTGCCGAAAGAGAAGCGAATTGCCCTCCTCAAAAAGATCAATCTGAAATACGATAAGAAAAAGATCGATTCGATTCTGGCTCGCCCCGATATTCACAAGAAGATCTCGGATGCGATGAAACAGAATGAAGCCCAAATGACGGCCGAAGGGAAAGTGAAGCATGAAGCCACCAAGTTTGAGGATATGATTGATACGTGGACAAAGATGTGTGAATCCGTGGGATGTAACTATATTGTAGAAGAGTACCCCGAATTCGCTTTCCCTGGAAAGTATCAGTTAGCCATTAACCTCAAACCGCTTTTCATCAAGGAAGCCCTCCTGACGGCGGGAAAACAGGGGCGCGGAGTTCTCTACATCGACGGCGACATGACGATTAAACGGTACCCCGACATTTTTGATATGCCGTCAATTGATTTCATGGCCCGCGGCTGGAACATTGATCCCCGCGGAAACATTAACTATGTACGCAACGATGTCTGCTTCGACCCCTATATTTTCGAGACATCAGGAGGCACGATGTTCTTTGCTCCTACTCGTCAGGCGGTTCTGCTCTTGAAACAGTGGGCGAAGGTATCCGCCCAGCCTGATATGCAGGGCAAAGCCGACGACCGTATTCTCTCCATGGTGTTCACGACGGGACGACAGAACGAGGCGATCTCGTCGATCCAGTTACCCCTCGAGTACCTGTGGCTCAACGACGCCTACGATTTCCAGAATAAGGAGGATATCGATCAGGACCGTATCTACATTGAACACCCTGCCTGTTTAACGGCCGAGGAAACGGCGCGCGATCAGGGAGCATCGGCGTCTCGCGAGCCTCCGAAGTACGAAGAAATCGTGACGGATATGATCGATTGTGCCCAGCCTGGTGGAGTATTTTACGAGTACGTCTTCTTCACCGAGCGTCGGTTCGTCGAGTCGTTTGAGCCGTACTTGAAGTATCTCCGTCGGGCCAAGAACAATAAGGGAGAACCGTTCTTCAAGATCGTGGACTTTGACGAGCATTATGGGCGGTACAACAAGGTGGCGTACAAAAATATGGAGCAGTCCAATATGATTGATGTAAAGACTCTCCCGCCAATCGAAATGCTGGCGAAACTGCCGCAGGATACCACGGTTCCCATGATCATAGCATGTTTCAAGAACGGCAATGATGTTCTGATTGGCGATTTCAAAGGTAACTACTCTGCGACCTACGACCTCGTTGCCGAGAATATCGGGGACCAGCATCTCTCGCCGTATCAGCGCAAGATCAAGATAGATACCAAGAAGCCCATTTACATGTCTGGTCTCAACCCTGTCCTCATCCACCTCCTGATGATGTGCGAGACGCTGGAGGATATCAACCAGCATTACCACGAGAGTTTTCTGTTTGCGTCGCGTATTCGCGCATGGTGGACAAAAACGGATCAGGTTTGAGCGCAGTTGGAAGACAGCATCAAATGCCGCCTACAACCACCACGTTCATGAAAACCGTCACGGATCCGTTGGAGATTCATTTCCAGAAGAAAGCCGCCGATCTCAACATTGCTCCCCCGATCTTTGATACGAATAACACGACCTATATGGTCATGCTGGATCTGAACGAAATGTCTCTGGCCGACAAGTACGGGTCCAGCGCCAGCAATATTCCCACCTGGATCTGGAAACAGATTCACTATATCCTGAACAGACTTCTGAAGGAAGGGGGGATGGAATACATTGATATTACGCCGTACAACTTCATCGAGAAGGATGGAGTTGTATGGTGCATTGATTACGGCCACGCCACGCCGTTCCGCGGAACTACCCGCAATTGGTTTCTCAAAGATATGCTGGAGAAGAAGATGCGTCGCTGGAACCCTGATTTCGTGTGATCACTTCTCGGGTAGTTTTTAGTTTTTTACTTGGCGATGACCGACTCCAGGAAATCGTCGCAGATCTTGGACCACGGGCGAGTACGGGCAAGGGCCACACACGCCGCCGAGGTCTCCTTCCCGCACATCTCCAGCGCCTTCTCCATTCCCTCCGCCACGGACTCCGCTGTCGCAGTGTACTCCGTCAGACCGACACCCGCCGTCATCTGGAGATACGAGTACGACGTCGTAGGGAGTTGTACGCTCGTCTTGTCGTCCATGAATGCGCGGTAACAGTCTAGCGCTAGAACCACCTGCGGGGCGCCCGTCGCCATGTGCTCCAACTGGCACAGACCGAAGCCCTCGCCGGCCGACGTGTTAATACCCACGTCCGCCACATTGTAGAGCTGGTTGATGGCGTCGTCGTTGAAGTACGCCTGCGGCGCCGTCGTGTCCACGATCGTCACGCGCGTACCGTACTTCAGGTTGTCGAGGCCCAGCAGCTCCAGCTCGTTGAGGTAGATCTGGAGAGGCTGGTAGAACGCCCCGCCCTCAGGCTTGACTCCCGTCACCAGCAGGAGATGGTAAGGAGCATCGGGGAACTTCTGCAGCAGACGCGCGAACGCCATGATCGTGAGATCGAGACGCTTGCGCTGGGAATTGCGGTTCATGTTCAGGAACACCTTGTCGCCCGACTTGAGGTTGAGGTTCTTGCGAATGCCCGCGCGCTCACCGTCCGACAGCGGCTTGAACACGAGCGAATCAATGCCGTGCTCCAGAACATCGATCTTGATGTTGGGCGTCGTCAGGCGGGTCATGAGGTACTTCTTCCACTCCTCCGTGAAGCAGATGATACGGTCAGAGGCGTTCTCGATGTTGCGGAGCAGGCCCATGTCCGCGCCCTTGTACACCTGATCAAGGTAGACCCACAGCTTCCACGACTTCGGGACATCCTTCAGCTGCTGGATGAACTGGTTGATCACAATGGGGTCGTTGTAGATCATGATGATGTCGGGGTTCACCGTGTCGACATACTCCTTGAACTTATTGAAGCCGAACCCCTGCTCCTTCGGGTCCTCGTTGGCGGCCGCATCGTACTGGATAATGCCCGTGAGCGGACGAGCAGGAGTAGCAAGACGGGCAGGCGTGCGCTGGAACCCGAAATGGAAGATCTTGATCAGCGGCTGGAGCGTACCCAGCTGCTTGAGAAGGTTGTACGACACCTTCGAGTAGCCCGTCACCTGCTCGGTGTGCGTGGAAACCAGGAGGAAGCGGATAGGAGCCATTTGTATGTATCATTTTCTAACCTGTAAATATAATAGACATGGCCGAATACTACTCATTTGTATCGCTTGACGGGACACCTAAATTCCTGAGCCAGCAGACTCGATTCAAGAGTGCGTCCGAAGTCACGGAGATGAGGAAGCGCACAGTCGTGAACAATTATTACACAAACTATCCCCAGTCGCAGAAGGCGGCGTATGCGAGCACGTATACGACGTTCAAAGCGGGAGCGGTCTATAAATACCGCAAGGGAGTCGCTGCTGGGTCGTGGACGCCCACATGTATCACCAATAACAGCACCTTTGTCCTCGCCAACAACTCTATCCTATCCCCTGGCGGTGAGAAGCAGACGCCCAATATGTTAGTGAAGTCAAGGGCTGATATGAACAATCCTCAGTAATCAATAAAACGCCATGCCCGGTGCCTGCGCATTCTCCTTCATTTTCGGGATCTTGGTGAACTCCGAGAACCGGTCCATGAACGGCACCGCTGGAATCGGGTACAGTTCGGTAATCGAATTGCTCTTCGTCATCGCCCGCGCAATCACCTTACGTGTCTGCGCCCCTATCCAGTCGTACCCGAAGCGAACGCTCATGTACGAGTGAATTAGAACCGCGATGACTAGAACTCCAATAAGGATATACGGAAGGTTCTTATACATTATTCATACCGTATAACATAATATAGCACAGAATGCCAGGTGGTCTTATCCAACTGACTGGCTTCGGCGCCCAGAACGTTTTTTTGAACGGAAACCCGTCCATGACCTATTTTACGAAGATGTATAAGCGCCACACGAACTTTGCTATGGAGCATTTCCATCTCCCGCCGACCAACGTCACCGACACAAACCTGCCCATCACCGGAACCAAAACCTTCCGGTTCAAGGTTCCTCGCTATGCCGATCTTCTCCACGACTGCTACCTCTGTGTCGATATTCCCGACATCTGGTCGCCTCTCGCCGTCATCGACCCAACAAACAATATCGCCAAAGAGTTTCAGTACCAGTGGATTCGTAATCTTGGGTACAACATGATCCAGCAGGCCTCAGTCACCCTGAACGGAACACCGATCGCGACCATGACGGGCGAATGGATGAAGATTGCGAGTTATCTCAAACACGATGCTACCAAACGGGCGATTCTTGATAAGATGGTGGGAAACACACCCGATATGTACGATCCGGGGAACAAGTCTGGACTCTTTAATCAGTACCCCAACGCCATCAATGTCGATGGCGTCAATGCCCCCGCGCCCTCAATTGCCGGCCGTCAACTGAATATCCCCCTCCCTTTCTGGTTCTGTGAAGAAATCGGCCAGTCCCTCCCTCTCGTCTCGCTCGTTCAGTCCGAAGTAGAGATTCAGATCACCTTCAACAATATCTACAGTTTATTCACGATCATGAACCTCAATTATAACCAGCCCCAGGATCCGTCGTATCTTACACGAATCGTCGGAAACCCCTCCGATCCTTTCCGCGGACTTCAGAACTTTCTCTCGTATCCCGACACTCAGGGAAACCCAACAAACCAATCTCTCCAGAACTGGAATTTTAATCCGTACATCGAAGCGAACTACATTTTCCTGACGGACACTGAGCGCGCGCACGTCGCAGCCTACGAGAAATCGTTCCTGATTACTCAGGTTCGATATGTCCGCCACGATAAGCATTACGGATACAACGACGTCCCGATCCCAATGTACAATCTGTGTACCCGCATCGTCTCCCTCTTCCAGCGCGAAGATCGTATTCTTCTGAACGATTGGGACAATTACACGAACTGGGATACTATCTACTGTCCCCCAGTCAACCCATCCACGCTTCCCTCCAACGTGTTTTCCCCCCTCCCTCCGGTACAATTTTATTCGTCGGGAATTCAGTTGTCGAACAATATGATCGCCCAGGATATTCTTCAGGAAGGAACGGTTGTTCTGGACGGAGCCGAGCGCCTGAACACCAAGAACGTCAATTTCTTCCGCCTCATTCAGAACTACAAGTTTTCCAAGGGAGATACCACCATGCTTCCAGGAATCAATCTTTATTCCTTTGCTCTAGATCCCAACACAATCACCCAACCATCGGGAACGATGAATGGGTCAATGTTCAACCGCACAAACGTCCAGTACACGCTTCTGGTTCCGCCGACGGTCACGAGTACGATCGATGCCTCGGGAAATATAGTTCCCATTTCAAGCCCGGCACCGGTTTGTATCATCAAAGGTACAGAGTTCAATTCAGTTCCTACGCTGGTTCCTGCAGGTGCTACGTCGGTTCCGGTCAATGCGGCCGGACAAGCGACTGGACCCCCTCTACTCCAGGCAGGCCAGACGCTCACGATTATTCCACCCAGTTCGCAGTTCAATCTTCAGTACGGGGCGTATTCGTCGATGATTTACATTGAATCTTACAACTTCCTGAAAGTTACAAACGGACAGGGTAATCTCGTGTTCTCTACATAATGAACACCGACGACCCCGTAGCCGACGTCCCCCCTGAACAGACAGCAGATACCTCGCAGAAACCGACCGTTTCATCGGCAAGTGGGTATCTTGGATACACTCTCCTTCTCATTCTGCTTCTCGTGTACTCGCGCGCAGGATGGTACGCGGTAGAAACTATCGTGTTCGGAAAATTCCCGATCATGAAACCGTATGCCCACCTCTTTCTAGTTGTCTGGTTTATCCCTATCCTTGGTCTACTCGCATCGCTCGTAGTTCCGTCGGTGGGCGGAATGTTCGCATGGGCAATCGCCACCGCGGTCATCGCCGGCATTCCGATGGTTGGAGCATTTATTTATATTGTTCTCTTCGGTCTTCCGCCCGAGACGTATGAATACGTAGCGGGACTGTTCACGACAAAGACAGGGGTAACGGTGTAGAATCCTGCTCTACCGTCTCCTCCTTCTTGAGAAGGGGATTGGCGGCGTCGAGCGTCAGGAGTTCATCCATAGCCTGCTTAGGATTCTCGAAATTGCGGAACAGGATCTGGTTGACTTCGGCAGGGCTCCACTTCTCGTCCAGTTCGGGATGCGACCACAGATCATGGTCAACATCGGTAATGTCGTAGAATCCCTCCACCATCTCACGGAGAACCGTACGAGAACATTTCTTGAAATGAATGATCATATCAATACGTCCAGGGCGAATCAGGGCACGATCAAACCGCTCAGGAAAATTTGAGGTAAACACCAAGATGCGACCACTGGACTCCAGGGTTCCATCTAGGAGGTTCAGGAGAAAAGAGAGATCAATAGGATCCTTGAGAATATCATCGTCCAGTTCGGCCATAAACGGATCTTTGGGCGCAGCCGAGGCCGCAGGTTCGGGGCGTTTCCACTCGCGTTTCAGCAGAACATCGCCCATCGCGTCTGCGTCCTCAATGATGTAGAGACGCTCGGAAATAGGGATAGTATACTTCTCCAGCACTGTTCCGTTAAACACGTGAATATCGTCGCTGAAAAAGAGATGACGAAGTTGAGTCTTGGTCTTGATTTCCGAGAGTTGGATATTGATGGGGTGACGACGGGCGACATTCGCAATAGCCTTGATTTCTGACGTCTTACCCGTTCCAGGATCTCCGTGAAACAAAAAGCCCAGCGTATACGGAATCCCCTTCTTCTCGTACCACGACCGCTTTTCCAGAAAGAAGTTCACGCGCTTCTTGACGATGGGCTGCTCCTCGAAATACACGTTCTCAAACGTGCGTGTCGTAGAAAACTTGTGCTTGGTGTACACGAGGAAATTCTGGGGAAGCGGGTTCTGGTTTGAGCGCTTCTTCTTGCCTTCCACGATCTGGTCAAAGAAGTAGAGATCGTTCCCGAGTTTATTGAGCATGCGGCGCTCGTAATCCTGGTTACACGAATCCACGAATTTCTGGAGGGACTGGATCGGATGGTCATACGAAATCAACTGGAACTTAATATTCTTAATATTTCCGTCGTCGACATCTACGTGCGTCAGGCGGAAATAGATATCCTCGTCAAGCCGTACCTCCTCGAACTCGTAGGGTAGGTAATCGTGGTTGGCGATAGATAGGAGACGTTTGGTATTGGGAGAACAGGAGACGTAGTGGATCACAGCATCCATACGAGTTAGAAAAGCAGGAGTTGCGCCCTTATTGTTCTGGGGCGGCGGACCACGCTCGCATTCAATCACAGCCGACGGTTCACGGCCAGCATAAGCAGTCTTTGACGGTCCACGGTAAGTCCATACCCACGGAGGAATACGTTCGTAGAGGGACAGACCTAGCCAAGCCAGAAGAGGACGGAAACTGTTTCCGCTCGTCGTCATCACCTGGTAGAGCATAGACATCTTCAAAAGGTCTTGTAAAGATGCCATTGCTTGAACGGGATATTTTGGGTTCGAAAATTTAACTTGCTTATCGCTGTAGGCACTTATCAAGGGTAGGAATGCCTTCGTGGACCGGCTTCGATCGCTTGAGACGAAGCTGTTGAGACGCCTTGTTCACCGTCTCGTTGGACAGCGAGACATAGGACTTCACATCGCGGACCGATGCCTGAGTGTTCACTGACGGCATGTACAGCCTGACCGGCGGCATAGCAAGTTGAAGAGGCTTTGAACAGTGACTGAAAAACTCACGATACTGCTGGATATCCAGGTTTCCACCGAAGATGCGTAGCACTCTCTTGTCGGGAGCAGGTTGAATATCTTTGTCCCCGTACAACTGTCGATAGAATGTGCGGAGGAGAGAATGACGTAGCCATCGTTCAGACTCGGTACTGTGCGGCTCCTTGTAAATGGCCGCCAAAGCACACTCTGGACTACAATAATTCCCTTCGGCAGCGTAAAAGTTTGTGTATGCGTCGTAGTGGGTAGGAATCACGAATGAATCGCCTGGAACCGAGTAGCAGCACCACAAACACGCCGCTCCTTTCGGGTACGACGTCGCCACTGAGAGTTTCGACATCAGATCATGAATCACCGTCTCGTCGAATCGGCGTTCCTGTGTCTCCGTGGTAATCAGAATATCCGAATACCGCGTCGGTCCGCTTCCGGACGGAGCAGGAACATCAACACGCTCCTCATCAAAATCAAACTCCTTCCCTATTCGCAGGAAAAAGATCACGGGCGGAAGTTCAACCTTCTGCGTATCTTCCACAACTTTCTTCGCCGACTTCTTTCCCTTGGCTGGAGGCATTTGAATGGATACGTCTTTTCTGTGTAAAACGGACGGCCGTTTTGTCTGGCTGGGGGAGGGTACACCCAGAACCAAGAATGGCCGAAGCATACAAGAAGCACACGCACCGCGAGCATATCCTTTCGCTGCCCGACACCTACGTCGGGTCTATCGAGACCACATCGGAAATCATGTATGTAGTCGAAGGGGAGTCGTTCAAGGAGAAGATGCTGGTAGGGTTCAATCCCGGATTCTACAAGCTGTTTGACGAGATTGTGGTGAACGCCCACGACCAGGTGGTCCGCATGCGCCAGCGGGCATCGGCGAATCCCGTCAAGAACATTACGATTGAAATTTCAGAAGACAACAAGACGATCACAGTGGAGAACGATGGCGAGGGCATTGATGTTCTGGAGCATCCCGAGTACGGCGTATGGGTTCCGCAACTGATCTTTGGCGAGTTGCTGACGTCCACGAACTACGACAAGGAAGAGAAGAAACTGGTGGGGGGCAAGAACGGCTACGGCGTGAAGTTGGCCAATATCTTTGCGAAGAAGATGGTCGTGGAGACCGTAGACTCGGTCCGCGGCAAGAAGTATACGCAGGTATGGGAGGACAACATGACGGTGGTGAACAAGCCGAAGATCTCGGCATGCAAGGGCAAGTCTTACGTCAGCGTCGCATGGACGCCCGACTTTGGACGGTTTGGAATGACGGAGATCAATGAGGATCTGGTGGGCGTGTTCCGTCGGCGGGCGAGCGATCTGGCGATGACGGTCGGCAAGGATACCAAGGTGCACTGGAAGCACGGGGAGGAGAAGACGCTGATCAAGTGCCGCGATCTGTCGGCGTACGCTGGCGAGTTCGTGAGCACACCCGTGGTGGCGCACGTGAGCGATCGGTGGAATGTGGTGGTGGCCGATACGCCGTCGGACGGATTCCTGCAAGTCTCGTTCGTGAACGGTATCTGGACGTCCAAGGGCGGAACGCACGTAGACTACGTAGTCAACCAGGTGGTGAACAATATCGTGGAGTTCTTGGAGACGAAGAAGAAGCTGAAAGTCAAGCCTTCGTTGGTGAAGGAGAATCTGGCGGTATGGGTATGTGCAGCAGTAGAGAATCCTGCGTTCTCGTCACAGACGAAGGAGGCGCTGACCACGAAGAGTACGGCGTTCGGCTCGACGTGTAAGTTGTCCGAGGACTTCTTCAAGAAGCTGCGGTCCAAGCTGGAACTGGTGGACAAGCTGGTGGTGGCGCAAAAGGAAAAGGATGAGAAGGAGAATAAGAAGAGCGATGGACGGAAGAGTTCTAAGATATACGGTATCCCGAAGCTCGACGACGCCGCTCACGCAGGAACCGCCCGCTCAGCTGAATGCACTCTCATCCTCACTGAGGGCGACTCAGCCAAAGCGATGGCTCTCAGCGGCCTTACAAAGGCTCAACGCCAAACTTTCGGAGTGTTCCCTCTGCGGGGCAAAATCATGAACGTGAAGGACACGTCGGGGTCCAAGATTGAGTTGGCGAAGGAGATCGCCGAACTGAAGAAGATTGTGGGGCTGGAGTCGGGCAAGACCTACGAGAATCTGGGGAGCCTGCGGTACGGCCGCATCCTCATCATGACGGACCAGGATTACGACGGATCACACATCCGCGGTCTCCTGATCAATCTGTTCCACGAGCTGTGGACTGAACTGTTCAAGATTCCCGGTTTCCTGACTTACATGGCCACGCCCATCGTGAAGGCGACGAAGGGTAAGGAGTCGCGGATCTTCTACACGCAGTATGACTACGATCAGTGGAAGACGTCGCCCACCTCTTCTGGCGGCTCCTCTCGCGGCTGGGCGGTCCAGTATTACAAGGGTTTGGGTACCTCGACGCGCGAGGAGGCGCAGGAGTATTTCAAGGAGATGAACATCACACAGTTCCGCTACACGCAGGACGCAGATTCGGCGGCGATTGATCTGGCGTTCAACAAGGCGCGGGCAGACGACCGCAAGGTCTGGCTACAGGGGCACCGTCCGCAGGATATCGTGATCCCGCGCGCGGACAAGACGCTGGCGTATGCGGAGTTCGTGAACCGCGATCTCATCCATTTCAGCCACTACAATCTGGAGCGGTCCATCCCGAGCATGATGGATGGTCTCAAGACGTCGCAGCGCAAGATTCTGTTTGGCTGCCTCAAGCGTAATCTGACGAGCAAGGTCAAGGTCGCGCAGTTGGCGGGCTATGTCTCAGAACACGCGGGCTATCATCACGGCGAGATGTCGCTCAATGAAACCATCATCGGAATGGCGCAGGATTTCGTGGGCTCCAACAATCTGCCGTGGCTGGTCCCCAAGGGTCAGTTCGGGACGCGGCTGCAGGGCGGCAAGGATAGCGCCGCATCACGTTATATCTTCACGTACCTTCAACCGTTCATGAAGGATCTGGTTCCCGCCGACGACCTGCCGTGTCTCCGGTACCGGGACGACGACGGCCTGTCCGTGGAGCCAGAATGGTATGCGCCCGTTCTCCCTATGCTGCTGGTGAACGGTGCGCGCGGAATTGGTACGGGGTACTCGACGTTCATTCCGTCGTACAACCCTGTGGCCCTCAAGAACACACTGCTTCGCTGGCTGAAGGGCGAGGACAAGAACATTCTGAAGACGGTAGATCTGCCTCCGTGGTACCGCGGGTTCAGGGGCACGATCATGCCGTGCACGGACGGGTACGAAGTCAACGGCAAGTATTCGTACAACGCGAAGACCAAGACGATCTCGGTTCAGGATCTGCCCGTCGAGTACTGGACGTCGGACTTCAAGGAGTATCTGGATTCTCTGTGCGAGAAGAAGGACTTCGTGAAGGATTACACGGACACGTCCACCGATATGGACGTGAACTTCGAGATTGTCTTGAAGGACGAAATGCCCATCGCCGAGGCCGCGAAGAAGCTGGGTCTCACGGGCAAGATCAAGACCACAAACATGCACGCCTTCAATCCGTCAGGAAACATTACGAAGTACACGACGGTGAACGAGATTCTGGAGGAGTACGCGCATGCTCGACTGAGTCTGTACGGCGCGCGCAAGGAGTCTATGCTGCGTGAACTGGGTGCGAAGCTGCCGTGGCATACGAGCGTCGTCAAGTTCCTGACGCTCATGTGTAACGATGTTATCGATCTCCGCAAGAAGCCGCACGCCGAGTGTGTGAAGATCTTGGAGGTCCATGAGTTGACGGATATTCCCGATCTCCTGAAGCTGCCGATCAGCAGCATGACGCTGGAGAACATCGCGAAGCACGAGGCTGAACTGGCCCGTCTGCGTGCGCGCATTGCCGAGATCGAGGGAACGACGCCCTCTCAGTTCTGGGTCGCAGATTTAGAGAATCTCATCGTCTAAAAGATAAGAATGGCGGACGCTACTTTAAACTATCGATCTCTTCTCGCAAGCGCAGACTCAGAAGCCCGCGACGAATACGATTTTGATCCTAGGGTTACTTTTTTAGCATCATCGAAGACGCCCGGCGTAATTGTTCATCCGCTAAACTACGTACCCCCAACCACACTAAGCAGTGCTCAGCAGACAATTCAGGAACTCACCGAAGCCCCCGATATTCAGGATACTCTGACTCTTCCGGTTCAGCAGCCGCCAGATATGGTTACTCGGAAACGTATGGTTGTAATCGACACTGCTCAGCGGGACTGGACGATTCAGCCCGACGCTTACTCGAACGTTTTTTCATTCGGAACGCAAACTCCTCACTCGAACGATGGACCCCAGGTTCCCTACTACTTCAACAATGCTACCGTCCCGCTCGCCGCTTACCAAACCCCCTCGAATGCTCTCAAAGTTCAGGCGGGAAAGCCCAAACAGATAGTTGCGAATATTATACCTATTACGTTTACCTCAAATGATCACATCCCCTCGTATTTCAGCACCATTGATCAGGGGATGGTGAAACCAACCTACGGGTGGTCAATTGTGACGTTCAATGGTAAGTTGATTCGGTACCCTGATACTATTCCCTACGGCGATGCCGGATTAAAGATCTTTTACTACCCGACATACAACCCTGCACTCACGGCAGGTGCGCAGATCGGGCTAGACATTCAACAGTCGCGGTACGGAGTCAACGACTACATTTTTTCCACCCAACTTGCGCTCTCTAATGTCGCCGAAATCAAGCTGTTGCGCGCGATTCTTCCAGTGAGAGGAACGCAGCCGTACAAGCCCACAACATTTGCAGATTCGATTACATACCCGGACGCCTTCCATATGCAGCCCTATGTGTTGATGACGATTCAGAACCTTAAAGGGAACTACCACGGGGGATCCCAAATCGTTCAGAATTCCTTTTCGGTGCTCACACAGAATACTCGCAATATCTACGAAGCAGGAAACACGCTTCCCGCCCAGTTCTCAGATTACTATCCCTTGGGAGATGAATCGTACACGTTCGACCCTCCGCTTGGACGAATGTCCAATGCGAATATTCAACTGTTCAACAATGCGGGCATACCGTTTTCCCAGGTGGACAAACTGTGTTTGGTTGCGATGAAGTTCGATCCAGTGTCGGTGGGAAGCATCCAGTTTTTTGTAACCCAGAACCCAAACACTCTTTCGTCTGGTCTCACAGACTGTAACGCATTCTTGAAAACCGATATTCGGGTCGGAGACGAACTCAAATTCTATTCCCCCATGCTCACCCAGGTAGGATTCGATTCATCGTGTACCCAGGCGCTCGCAGGGTTTTCTCATTTGATGTCCAACAATTTCTTGGTTACCGGAATTAGCTCAAACGATTTCACGCCGTCGTTTGTGTTCCCATCCAGCGATATTGGAACATCGTTTACCGCCGTTCCCAAACTGTTATCGGGATACGCCGGCCTGTCGAACGCGGTCGCAACCATCTGCGAAGTTCTCAGTACACTGTCGCAGGTTTCGTTTGTTAAGTATTCAGGGGTTACCCAGTCTGGATTAGGATTTATGAATAATTGTACATTTTCCCAGAACTATCCTATCCCCGTGATGAATTTGAACACCCAAACGACGTTTGTGATGGAAGTCACCACGATGGAACCCGACCCGACAAATATCAAGAAAATCATCCCGAACTAGTAATAATAGTCAGTATGGCGAGCCAGCAGAATTACGGAGAACTCTATCCGACCAAGGGCGACGACATTAATCGCTACTATATCGACTCTGCGATTCCCGGGGCTCCCAAACATACCGGTCTTGTCCCCAATCTCGCAGACGAAGAGACAAAGGCTACCCAGGCGTTCCGGCTCTTTTCTACCCATTACGAGGATCCTAAACTGGCGTATGGATCAAGTTTTCAGCAGCAGGCGACCATTCGTATCCATACCTCGACCCCGGTCAACCAGGCCTTCTTCTCCGAGGCCAATATTAAGTATCTCCAGGACGAGACCCGGTACCGCGTATGGCTGAAGAGCGATAAGAAGCACACGATTGATAACCAGCGCCTCGACGATCTCAAGACGATTATGCGCTCTTACTACCTCCAGTATGCTGCGAACGTTCCCGGGCAGGAGAAGAAAGAACTTGACGAACTGAATGAGCGTGTCCTCGCCTTCTGCGTTGACGACATTCTGGGAGCCATCAATATGTACATTTATTCTCGGAATCAGACGCTCGAGTACCCGGAACAAATCAGCCGCCCAGTGAATCCGCATATTCGGGGAACGAAGGGTGCCGAGTTCAAAGCCTTCTTTTGAGGAGCGTGCGGAATTCAAAGCCTTCTTTTAGATTGTATCGTAGTAATATGAGCGGACTTCTTCTTGTAAAGTTTCAAGACCGCATTTACGCCAAAGACCAACGCAGACTTCTCGTATGGGAATCTGCGTGGGACTCCTTTCGTCCATGTGAACAGATTGTGTGGAATCCGCAGACCCGTCAAGTCGAACCTTTTTTCGGTCAGTACTGTTCGGAATTGTTTGATATAGACTACGGGTTCGGAGAGACCCGGGAACAGTGTACCGAGTTCACCGATAAAGTGATTGATAGGCTCGGCGAGGCCCGTGAACTGTCGGACACCGAGTTCTGGAGATGGACAGAGCAGAATACGGAATGGTTCTTTGATCGTCCTATCGTCATTCATCCGTGTGTGAAAGGCAAACCGTCGAGGGCACAGTATTTAACCATCATGAGTCTCCGGGCCAAAACCGCCCGTCGTATCCCTCGTCAAATACGAGGAACATTTAAGCAGCGGAAACACTAAGAGATAATGCGAGTGAATCTAATTTCTACCCATCGTAATCAGACTGGACTTGCCCAGGATGTGGATATTCTACAGGGTATCTGGGCGTCAGTCGACGAGAAGGCAGTCTTTCGGCGTATTCTGATTGCCCAGCCTGAATGTCTCGAGGCTGAATACAATGTGTTTGTGGAAGTCCTGAATCCTTCCCTGTTCACGTATGCGGCCAAGAACATTTTTATCCCGAATCCTGAGTGGACTTACAAAACATGGATTTCCTATTTTAGTTCTATCGATGAGATCTGGTGTAAGACGCACGAGGCCGTCGAGATCTTTAAGCCGCATCATCCGAACGTCAAGTATATTGGCTGGACATCGATTGCTAAGAAGCCGTCCGAGAAGAAGAATTATCACAAGGCACTCTACCTTGCGGGAAAGAACATTTACCGCCATCCCCAGTTGATTGTGGACGCCTATGCGAAGGCAATTGAGCAGGATATTAAGGTTCCTGAACTTCATGTGGTGTATGACGGAACGCGCATGAAGGTGACTCTTCCTGACTCTCTGAAGGACAAGGTGATTCTGCATTCCGAGACTCTGAAGCAGGGAGAGTATGATGCTCTTGTCGACGAGTGCGGTCTTTCCATCTGTTTATCGGGAGCCGAAGGGTTTGGCCACGCAGTCAATGAGGCAGCCTCCAGCGGCGCCGTTCTGCTCCTGAACGAGATCGAGCCGTTCAAGGAGTTTGGGTACAAAGCCGTGTGGGCCAAAGAGGAGACCCCTGAATCTGTTCCCCACCCCGAATGTATGGGCGTTATTCTCCGTTCCACCGTAGACGCGTGTGTTAAGGCGCTGGAGACGTATGCGGCACTCCAGTTCAAGACGCGCAAACTGATCGGTAAATCCAATCATGCGCATTTCGTAGAGCGGCACGATGAGTGGGTGAAGACGACACAGGAGTTTCTGAAGACGTATTCTACGGGAGACGCCGAAGAGTTCTCGATTGATAAGTCGGCGATCCCCGAAGAGGATTTACCTGGAGTCACAATTGTGACGCCGACCCGCAACCGCCCCGAATTCATTGAAATCTGTGCGGGATGTGTCGATTCTCAGTGCTACCCAAAAGACAAACTGGAATGGCTCATTCTGGATGACGGCAAGGATACGTGCGACGAGTTTGTGAAACATCTCCCGTACGCTCGTCATATCATTCTGATGGATGGAAACACTATTGCCCAGAAACGTAATCTCGGCGCCCAGATCGCCAAGTTTCCCGTTATTGTCCACATGGACGACGACGATATTTATCCTCCCAACAGCATTCTGTTCCGTGTCTCAATGATGCTGCGGGCCAAGAAGCAGGCGGCTTTCTGCACCACACTTCCATCGTACGATATTGCGAACTACACATCGTTTGTGAATGTTCCACCGATGCGTCTGCCGCAGTGTATGCGGGTTTCAGAAGCAACGATGTGTTATACTAAAAAGTTCTGGGAAGAGAAGGGGTTCCCTGAGGATATCAAGGTTGCCGAGGGAGAACTGTTTATCAAGGGTCGGGAGTCCCAGTGTATGGAACTGTCGCCCCAGGAAATCATTGTGAGTCTAGTTCATCCAAAGACCACATCGAGCCGCAGGGTGCCTAGGGGGACAGAGCCCAATGGATGCCATTTTGGATTCACTGAGGATCTATTTACCATGTTATCAAAGATCGGCGAGCGTCTGAAATCTGACGCTGCGAAGTAAATAAGTAACCAACATTTTTAGCGGCAGAACATTTGTCCTACCTAAAAAATGCTAAACATTTTCAGTGCTTGCGGCGGCGGCCTCCCTTCTCGAGCTTCTTCGACAGCTTGAGCAGGGCCTTGGCGACCTTCTTCGCCTTCGTGTGGCGGCGGCGGCCGGCCTCCATCGTCTTGGGGACCTTGGCGCCGGCAATGGCCGCAGCGTCCTCCTTGACCTCGGCGGGCAGGGGGGCAGGCAGCTCATCGCCACCCTTCTTGACGCGGTGACGGCGACCGGCCTTCTTCGTGTGGCGGCGGCGGCGACCGCCCGTGGCGGCACCGAGGGGTAGGGCTTCGGAGGATGTCCAGTATCCGCTCATCTTTGTTTATACTTGAATAGATAGAATTTTTTACGCAGAGCAGGTGAGACAATCGGGCGGCGAACGAGTCTCGGGTTCCACTGTAAACTTCTGGGCTGACGCGACTGCTTTGGTGCGAAGGTAGTAGCATCCAGTTTTGAGTCCCTTCTGCCATGCGTACATGTGCATGCTGGAAATACGCGCATAAGAAGGGTCGGCGATAAACAGGTTCAGAGACTGCGACTGACATACGAACGGGGCGCGGTCGGCGGAAAGGTCAATGATCGTCTTCATGGGAATCTCCCAGGCTGTCCTGTACCGCTCCTGAACGCTCAGAGGAATCCCCACGACATTTTGGACGCTGCCGTTGTTGGCGATAATCGTTGTTCGCATCTCGGTGGTCCAGATCCCCAGATCCACCAGCTCAGAAATGAGGTACTTATTGATCACGATGAAATCCCCCGCCAAAACGTGGCGGACGTACAGATTGCTGGTGAACGGCTCGAAGCATTCGTTGTTCCCCAAGATCTGGGACGTAGACGCCGTGGGCATCAGGGCAATCGAGAGAGAGTTGCGCAGTCCCTTCCTGACTTTCTGGCGCAGACCGACCCAGTCAAGATCCGAGGACAGAGGAGTTACCCGCCACAGATCGCACTGGAGAACTCCCTCCGACGCCGGCGATCCTGCGAAAGAGGGATACGATCCCTTATCCACTGCGATATTGTAGGAAGTGTGGACAGACGCATAGTAAATGTGCTCAAAGATCCGGCGATTCACTTCCGACGCCTCCGGTGAATTCCACGTAATCTTCATCTTTGCGAACACATCTGCGAGTCCCTGGACACCGATCCCAATGGGTCGGTGGCGCGTATTCGATGCGCGGCACTCGGGCGTAGGATAGTAATTCCTATCGATCACAATATCCAGGTTGCGGGCTAGAATTGCGGTATAGTGGCGCAGAGCTTCGTAATCGTACGTCCGATCATCCTTCACGAACTTGGTGAGGGAAATGCTGCCCAGATTACACACGGCTGTTTCACCCGCATCCGTGTACTCAAAGACTTCACTGCATAAATTACTCGACTTAATCGTTCCCAGATTCTTCTGATTCGACTTGGAGTTTCCAGCATCCTTGTAGCACAAGTAGGGAGTGCCCGTCTGAATCTGGGCGTCCAAGATCATCTGCCACAGTTTCTGCGCTGGAACCGACTTGCGACCCTTACCTTCGGCCTCGTACTTGCGATACAGAGTCTCAAACTCGGAACCGTGTACATCCGCGAGACCCGGACACTCGTTGGGGCACATCAGCGTCCAGTCCTTGCCCTCCTTCACCCGCATCATGAACTCGTCGGGAATCCACAGACCGTAAAAGAGATCCCGCGCCCGATCCTCTTCCGCGCCCGTATTCAATTTCAGGCGCAGGAAATCCTCGATGTCGGCATGCCACGGTTCGAGGTAAATTGCGAAACTCCCATTGCGCTTTCCACCCTGATTGACGTACCGAGCCGTATCGTTGAACACTTTCAGCATCGGGACAATTCCCGTAGACTGCCCGTTCGTCCCCGCGATCCGCGAATTCTTGGCGCGGATCTTGTGCGCCGCCAACCCAATCCCGCCTGCCCATTTAGAAATCTGCGCACAATCGCCCAGTGTCTCATAAATTCCTTTGATGGAATCAGCCTTAAAATCGAGGAGAAAACAACTGGACAATTGCGTATGGTTCGTCCCCGCATTGAACAGTGTGGGGGTCGCGTGAATGAAATAACCCTTGGAGAGCGCGTCGTACGTCTCGGCGATCCTGCGCATATTGGGAACGTACTGGGTAGGGTAGCCGTAATGCTCGGTCTGGAACTCGTCCGTGTGAATCTCTACCGCCACGCGCATCCACATATGCTGCGGGCGTTCCACCACCTTACCACCCACTTTTTGGAGATAACTCTTCTCCAGCGTCTTGAATCCGAAATAATCAAACAGTTCAAAATCGCGATTGTAATCGATCATCTCCTGAATCCCGACCATCTTAGATACCTCATAAAGTTTCGGGGAGACCACACCTGCCTCAAACAAAGCAGCCACACACTCTGCGAACGTCGCAGGAGTATTCTTGTGATGATTATCGATCGCAATACAGGCCGCCAACTTCCCGTAATTGGGGTGCGCACGACCGACCATCATAGCCGCCGTCTCAGCCGCGAACTCATCCAGATCAGCCGTCAGAATCCCGTCGTGGATCTGGGAACAGACCTTCTGTGCGACCAAGACAGGGTTTACATGCTCGAGACCAACCGCCAGAGTCTGGATACGATGGAGGACCTTATCAAAAGAGACCTCTTCATGCCGTCCGTCACGCTTGGTTACGTACATCTTCTTACCTATATCACCCGTCATACTCTTAAATGGTCATAATATTTGTACTGATATGCATTGATTCTAATTCTTTGACGAACAGATTCATTGCGTAAGGCATACGTAAGGTTTCGATGGGTCCTTCTCCTGTAGTGTCTAGGAGTCCGGTGGCGGGCTGGTAAAGAGCCTCGGACTCGTCAGACCTTAACATAAATGACTCTTCAATGAACTCTGAAACCCCGTGGGCAATGAGAGCATCACGCTCCATTTCTCCGATACGTAATCCACCCCCTGCCGATCGACCTTCCAAGGGTTGGTGAGTCAAGAGAGTTTTAGCGCCAGTATCGCGGTAATTGATCTTGTCCTCCACCATCAATTTCGATCGAAGGTAGTAGATGGGTCCAATAAAGATTTCCATCTCCATCTGTTCACCCGTCTGACCATTGTACATGATCTCCGACCCATTCGGCTCCATTCCTAGTTTCACGAGAAGTTCTCGATATTCGCTCGACTGATTCTGGACAGAAAAAGGCGTTGCGTCAATGATCGTTCCGAGAGCTACGCCGATACGAGCCGACACGGATTCTAATAATTGCCCTGTCGTCATACGGCTAGGAATCGCATGGGGGTTCAGAATGAGATCGGGTCGCAATCCTTTGGCGGTGAACGGCATGTCGGATTCCGACATGATCATTCCTACGGTTCCTTTCTGGCCCGCGCGCGAACTGAACTTATCTCCCAGAATCGGCTCGCGCATTTCAGCAATTCGGATTTTTACTCCGCGCAGGACCGTCTTTTCCTTCCCGAATCCTACCGCCATATCGTAGAACTGCATACCGTCGACTCGTCCACGCTGGCCGCGCTTCGGTACCTCTGAGGCATCCGACGTCCCAGAGATAATACCTACCAGAACAGTGTTTTCATCCACCTCCGATCCAAGTCGGATAAACCCGTTCTCGTCTAATTTGGAATAGTCCTTGTCCGCTTTCAATTTCAGACCCCTGGAGACCGGGTTCCCAAATTCAGTATGCGTCTTCATTGTCTCATTGATCATCTCTTCCGTGATGTTGTAGGAGTGGAAATAGGTCGTTCCGAACATTCCGCGCTTCATAGCATCAGCATTCAGAATTACGGAGTCTTCCTGATTGTATCCCCCGTACGTGGAAATAGCCACAATCACGTTGTCGCCGTACGGCATACATCCTCCGCGCCCCAGAATATGGGGGTAAAGCCAGGTCTCGCAAATAGGCCGTTTCGGAGAATTCAGAATGAGTGTGATAGTATCGAACCGTTTATTGAAATTCGAATGGTACCACGACGCCCCCGCTCGGCTCTGCGCACACGAAAAGGCTACACGGGGCGATGGATTGTGATCCGCAAAGGGAATAACGGCGGATAGAGGGGATAACATGAACACTCCGTGGATTTCGGACGGAAGGGTTTTAGATAAAGGGGTCATGGAGATGCGAATTGTATCCGCCTCATCGGCATCTACATACTCAAAGAGCGAATTCATATCCGTCCAGGTCTTTTTGGACAGGACTTCGTCGGACGTTATAGCGGGGCGATACACTGGGCGAGACGGACGTCCCGCATCCGACGAAAGGATAAGTTCGTTATCGGTACGATTCCAGGCGACAGAGATGAATCCCGGATTGGATCGCCTGTACTCAATCAATTTACCGTAAACGACCGACGTCTTTTCTTCAATGAGGCCATAGATGTCGCCATTGACCACTGCGCGTGTCCATGACGGATTCCAGGTCGACGGATGAACGTCCGATACTCGCCGGAATCCTGGATGGGCGGCTAAGATCTTTTTCAAATCGGCCGAGGGAGTTTGGGTAGAGACGACCGCGAGTAAAGATAGATGTTTCTTCATTCCGACGTCGCGACCGTCGGGGACATCGGAGGGACATGTAAGACCAAACGAACTTCCGTGAAGTCTGCGGGCGCCCAGGGCTTTCACCGAAGGGTCCATCTGTAGATTCGAACGGCGTAGGACAGAGACAGTTCCCAGGATAGAAAAACGATTGAGGATCTGTGAAATACCGTCCTTGCCTCCCCACGTACTTTTAAACGATTTGGAAAACTCGTTGTTGAAGGTGTAGGGCCTCCAGAAATACCCCAAGTTCTCACGCTGTAGGAGGGTTGTAATACCCTTGCCGGCGTACACCCTTTCCTCATAATGAATGCGGGTATCCATCATGAGTTTCATGTCTTTCGCGACCGATTTGTAGACTCGCTTAAATTCCTGGAAACATAGATCTCCAGATACGTCAAATCGTTTAAACCGGAAATGATCACGATCCGACGGGTTTTTGATTCCTAGGGCTACGTCCATACAAATACGGAAAAGGTAGCCGAGACAGTACGCTTTGCGGCGGAACAGCGTCCCGGTATCATCTGACGCATCCGGTTCCACATGAGGAAGAAGCATACCCTGTAGGTTAAAAAAGACTTCCTCTTCACTGCGTGTCTTTGTCGCAACTTTCAGGGTATCTAGATCTGATTTTTCGGGATTGTGTCCCAGCACAAATTGAAGGAAAAGGTCGTCATAGACCGACCGGTCAGCCGCCGGAATTCCGGCTAGGATGACGTCGTACAGATCCTTGTCGGATGTAAGGCCCAGAAGGTGAAGAACACTCAGAATAGGAACGGGGATCGAGAATCCGGGAAGTGTAATGACCGGCATCCCGCGAATACGGGTTAGCCCGTAATCTTTGATTTCTTTTGAGGTCCCTTTCCGTTCTTCAATCTCGGCCAAGGACACCTCGCGTTTCGCAGGAGGAATGACGAGGAAATGGGAATAGGGTCCTCGCGTTCCGTCTTCGGATACGCTTCGAAGCCCTGCTATATATTCATAATCTTCTCCCTTTTCTTCCGTCTTTCCCCCCACCTGTTCTTCGTCGACAGAGGCAGCCGCAATCTTGCGACGAGACGAGTAGTATATATTATTTCCGAGCCGTTCCTGAGTCAGCAGAACTCGCTCGCCGCCGTCGACTACAAAGTATCCACCCAATTCATTGTAATCTTCGCCTTGGTCGTACGCCTCGGTCGGAGTTAGCGCCGACAGATGACAGAACTTGGAACGAAGCATGAGCGGCATGCGAGCAAGTAGAATCTTTTCAAATTTTGCGGTCTCTACATCCGGTCCTATCTGGTACTCGACATCGATGTCGCCGATACAGTCAAGATAGTATGTCTTGTTTTCCACCCGGCACGTGTTCGGCATCAGAGCCGCATCCAACGTATCCAGCGGAGGGCGGTACCCGAGCGCCGTACCCTCCTTGCCTCCGATATACACTCGAATGGCCCGGTCGTCGCCGAGAACAAGATTGATTGGATTCGATGCTTTCAAGAAGACGGGGATACGTCGCTCCACGAAGTCATTGTACGAATCCACGTGGTGTTGTACGATCGGATTCAAGGTAGTTGTATAATATGTGTTACATACGTGTCGGGCAGCGCCGACGCTCATTCTCTCTTGTAATTAAATAGAAGAAGAATGTCTGAGTTCTTTACGACCTATGGAAAAGATGCCGTGGTTATACTTGTAACCATTGGAGTGTTCGCGTTGTTCATCTTGGGATACTTCAATCTTGCCCATCCCACCATCGTCCTTACCAAACCTGAGGGCCCGGTGAATAACTGTCCAGATCTCTGGATTTTTAAGAACGGAGAATGTCATCCGTCGTACCACACAAAGTGTAAACCGTTTGATCCTGAACGGTATAAGGGACAGGAGTGCGACATTGCGAAGTCGTGCGGAACGTCTTGGAAAGGACTTTGTAAGTAAACGTGTAACTAAGGCAAGATACAATGCTGTCGGAAACATATCGACCCCAAACGTTCGACGATATTATTGGACACCTTGAAGCCAAATCTATCCTCCAAAAATATCTGGAAACCAATCCTCAAGGCAAAAGCGTGCTGATCTCCGGAAGCCCCGGGATAGGTAAAACGACCATGGCCCTCGCTGCTGCCCGAACGTTTGGATATGAACCTCTCGAAATCAACGCCTCTCGATCCCTGCGCTCCCACGAAGATGTCACCTCTCTCCGCGATTCATGTATGGCGCCAGTCACGTTTACCTCAATCTTGAAGTATGCGAAACCGCGTAAGACGTGTGTGATCCTGGACGAAATTGACGGTAGCGATCCTCACGCCCAGCGCAAAGTTCTGGAATGGATCAAGGATCTTAAACGAGTGGTCCCGATCATCTGTACGTCAAATGAAGTTCCCGTTATTTTCAAGCGTGCCCCTGAACACATTACGCTTCACAGATGTATGCCCCTGAATGCCCGCGATATCTATGAAAATCTACAGGCTCATGCTCCTATGGAATTCACAGAGTTTCAGAAAATCGTGAAAGAATGCCAGCATGATGTGCGTCGACTCATGAACAGATTTCAGTACGGAAAATCAGATACCCTCCAGCAGATTCCTCTGACCGGAGACACCATTGCCGATCTGTTTAGGCATCAAGAAACGTTTTACGGAGTACAGCCCACATACTGGGATCTTTGACCCACTGGAAGCGCACAAGATTCTTGGCGTTGTCGGAATTGTGGATCCGGCCTCCGAACTTCCGCTGGTCCTCAAAAATCTCGCTCTTGTTCACGGTATTGAACCCATGACCCAGTACGAGCAGAATATCCGTCGCAGGAAGCATGATCATTTCCAGCGTCCAGTCGCGGGTGAACGTTCCCTCCTCAGCCTTGTTGGCCGTCTCCAAGAAGTAGCGCGTCTCGGCACACTTCGCGCGGAACAGATACGTGGCGGCCGTTGCGTGGTTGTGACCGTAGGGACCCACATCCATCAAGACGTTCTCGCGGGTCAGGAAAACGGTCATCACGGCACACCCGATAATATCATGCTTGGGGTTCTCCTGTAGCGCCTTGACCGAGACCGAAATGCGCTGAGGCATGTAGTAATCGTCGTCGTCCCAGAAAGCAATGAATTCAGGGTTGAGTTTCAAGGCCTCCTTGAGACAGACGTTGCGAAGAAACCCTACCGGCTTCCGCGTCTTGATATGGAAATACGTAATTTTAAGTCCCTCCTTCTCCTGAATAGGAGACCAGTCCTTCTCAGGATCATCAGAATTATCAATGATGATCCAGTGGAGGTTAGGGTAGGTCTGGCGCTTGAAACATTCGACGGAGAAATCAAGACAGAAGCGGCGGTTGTACGTCGGGGTACATACAACGACCAGATCAGAGACTGGCGGTGTCGGTAGTGTCTCCTCCGGGGGCTGCAGCATTTGTATTAGTTTGTACCACTGGGCGTAAATCTGCCCGACACACTGGACACTTGGTACTAATCGCAAACCATGCGAGTGCACACCGGCGGTGAAGGGCATGATGATTGGTGGACGTAACTCCGTCGCCTAACGGGGGTCCAGGGCACAGAGTATGAATGGCCGCCTCCGTGGAAATACCCTCCTGGCAAACACAGCACTGATCCTGTTCGATTACATCTGGAGGGTTATCATACGCACGCGTCCCAGCAGCAAACTGATCGGGCGTCAGTCCTACCGTCACTGCATCCCAGAATTGGGGACCCGCAACGTTTGGAAATAGGCCATTCAGAAAGGTCGTTAAGGGAATATCGAACGATGTCGCCTGAGTCACTTCCTGAACGAGCGGACGGGGCGTAGAGATTACAGGTCGAGACAGGCGATCCAGCAGACTCAGCATCTGTGCCTCATTGTTAAGGTACAGACGGCGCAGATGAATCGGTCCAGTCGTATGTTGACGAAAAAATACGGCGCGAGAATAGGTAATATCGCTTAGAATCTCTATTTGGTAGTCTCGAAGGTTGTTGGTGTTCATTCGATATCTTGTATGATGAATCTACTTCTTTTTAAACCAGTTATCCAGATTTGACTGTACCGCCTTTCCCTGTGCCTTCAAGATGTAGTCCGCCTTGAGAAACAGCAGGGAGTCAAGTTGCTTCTCCTTGTACTTCAGAACGTTCAAGGTTGCCTCTTCAAGATCATTTCCGTCGTCCATAGAATCCTTCAGCATCTGGACGTATGACGGACGAGGTTCACGGTATCCCGGTAAACTCTCAATACAGAGCGCGAACAACTGGGCGACAGGGTTCTGGATCTGATTGGTAATATAGAATTGAGAATCCAACTTCAACTTGTTTTTCTGCATGAAGTCAATGGTCTCGATCTTGTCCGCCTGTAGCTTCTTGTCCTTGTCCGTCTGGATGTAGACATACTGGAGTCGTTCACCGACAGACGGAGCATTACCCGGATCCCGCTTCGTCATTCGGTCCGCCAAGATGCGGTGGGCCGGAACTGTCGCACTACCCTTGTAATCGTCCGCCATCGCCTTGTAATCGTCCCGCAACTGCTTAGTGACCGCGAACTTCTCAATCGGCAATTCAGACTTCAAGACCTTGATCAACATTCCTTTCACGAACTCGGCCGCCTTCTGGACATCTTTGTGTTCCAGAATGATATCGAGGGCGCCGCCGTACACGTCCTTCACAATCGGCGCATTGTCCCGTCGCTTCAGAACAATCCCCATGGATGCCCGCTTACACTTCGCAGGATTCGGATCTTCTTCGTACTTCATCCCGACATACCGCTTGCGACAGAACAGGATGAACGGGTAGAACGTCTTCTCGTACCCGATGACGAAGGCCGAGTGGGGGCATCCGGCCGTGATCTTCTTGGCCGCATCCTGTCCTGCTGCGATCGTACCGGGCAGATCCTTCCCCGGAAACTTCACGAAGATGGAATCCGTGTTATGTACGATCATTTTCCCAACGCCCGCCTGGAAATGATGATTTGTGGTTGTGAGATCGTAGACAAATCCATCATACTCAATCTCCCGAATACGCTTGACGGCAATCGGATCTTTACGCTGATACGACCGTGTACACGTTACACGATAGATATGTTCCTTGCTCGTGCGATCGGTGACTGATACGTTGTAACCCAGGCTCGCACCCAAGAACATAATGTGCGACGAACTCAACTGGCTTTTCTGATCAATGCGTACATTGATTCCGTTCTTGTCTCCATCTGCGTCATACAAACCATCCCAGAATGCCTGACGGACTTCGAGGGAACCGTTCAGAACACTCACGGGAATACGCTTTTCCTTCGTAGGAGTATACATGGACGCACGGTACGCCACAACAAACCTCTTGATATCCCCATACATCCCCCGAGAATTTGGAACGAGTTTGTAGACACCCGAACTCTCCAACGTTGGGAGTATTTTCCAAGAAAGTTGAGGGTACACCTCCTCCGCAAGGCCCTTATAGAATTCAAGCATCGTCATGTCCGCATTGTTGAGTGCCCACGAACATTTCGGACCGGTAGGACAATCGTAGGATCCACAACTTCCATCGCCAGAGAAGAACCCGGCGATACGTGCCTCGTTTGGTGTCATCTCAGATGATTCATTTGTACCGCTCGGATACCCTGCGTGTAGGAGTTTTGTTCCAATTACAAGTTCTTTTGATGTTGTGGGTGTTCCATCCTCTTTCACAAGAGAATGGTCGTCGGTGACATCGACGACACCCGTGTGGGTAAGAACACGCACCATCTTCTTTCCATCTACCAGTGCGTGTCGAATAATTGACTTGACCGGAGTCCAACCGCTCTCTGTCCAACTGTCTACCCCCTGCACTTCACAGAGTTCCTTTCCGTCATCGCCATATTTCATCCATCCAGTTCCGTATGCATCTAGTTGATCGATCCGCAGAATGTTGATATTCCCATGAATTCGTACCATGATTGGCGTATACTTAGCAACTGAATCGCCATACACCACCTCTGCTCCGTCAGCCTCGACCGTTGATTTCGCAAACAGCAGGGATCGTCGTCCTACGGCTGTCGTACACGCCGCCACACACATCTTACGGATCGGTGACGTCCTCGACCCCAACTGACCGTAGATAGAGTTCGCAACCACTTTGTACGCCAATTGAAGACCGTTGTACACCGACTTCTGCGCATCGTCCATCGTCGGATCCTCCATCTTCTTTCTCGCTTCCTTGCGCTTCTTCAACATGATCTGGAGCGCCATCGGAATTAGACCGAACGATAAAGGCTGGTCAGGCGTTGGCTGCATGTAGGCGCACACGCACTTACATCCATCCTCGTCGTACGACACCTCGCGGTACCCCGTAATTCCCTTCACCTTATCGGCGGGCAGACCCTCATAGTGTTCTAGTTTTCCCACCCTGCTATACGTCTTCCTGTAGAGGAACGTGTCGGGCGAAAGGTTCTCTCCGATCATGGAGGACGGATACAGACTGTTGAAATCCAGGACCGCAACAGGGGTCTCGAGATACATCCCGATCTTCGGCGAGATCACGATCGCGCCTTCATACCCAATCCCGTCACCTTCCAGCGCTTCCTGTGTAAGAATGATCTGGTTGCGCTTCGAAGCTTCGTACGCCACCCGCGAGAAGATCTTGATTCCCTGTCCCCGCAAGAAGAGGAACTGGAGCGGGACAAAGCAGACGTCCGCCATACCCCGCGCATTCACGAACGTGTCCAACTTCGCCATCAGCGTCAAGACCAGATCGCAATCCTGGATACAGTACTTCGCAATCACCGCCCGGTCCGCCGCATTTCCCTTATGTTTCGCAAACAGTTCGAGATGGTGAAGATCGTCTTTGGTGAATGACCATTCCACCGTCTTCTTCTCCGCATCTGTAAGATCCGCAAACAGTTCCGTCTCTATCTCGGCAATCGTGAACGTCTTGGACGTCATGCTCTTCACCAAGAACTTGCGACCCTCTTGGTAAGGATTCATCGTGTTTCCCACCAGATCGAAGCGCACATAGTTCCCCACATTCAGCCCCCGCGTCGTCTTGGTATGAACAGTCGTTCCCTCAAATTTCACCACCTTGTCGCGCAAGAACACTGAGGCCACATTGTCCAATTTGTACGAGTCCAGCGTATGTTCGCGCCGCATATTCAGCAGAAGATCGATCGTCAGACGTCCAGGGGTCTTGAGATACTCCACTTCATACTTCCCCGACGCCAACTCGAACGTCTTCTTCTGTAGACTGTCGCCCCAGATAGCCCCGCGCGCCAAATTGAGTTTCATACCATTCACTTTCGCACGTATCGCCAAGAACCTGTCGTCGAAGCCGTACGTATTATACCCGCAAATCACGTCAGGGTTCACTTCCTGGACATATTCCTGAAACGCTTCGATCATATCCGCCTCGGTCGGGTACCCCCTGAATTCCACCGTCTTGTCGTCCGACGGAGAGACTGTCCCAAACACAAACACTTTGCGCGCCACATTCAGCATCATGTTGTTGGACCATCGCACTGTAATCCCGATCTGAATCACCGGATCCTTCTCGGGAACTGGGAAGTTTCCGGTTCCCGACGTACACTCGATATCGTACGCCGCAATCTTGAGCGGAGTATCGGCACTCGGCTTGCTCTTGATATTCACCAGATCGACATACCACGATTTCTCCATATTCTTTATTTTCTGTCCGGCGACGAACGCTACCGGGGAAGCCGGAAGAATCTCGCGGTCGTGGTAGAATCGCAGGAGCGGGGGAAGGTTGGCTTCGTAGACTCTGTAAAGCGCCTTGCCGTCCTCGTACGCATCCTTCGCAACCTTGACTGCTGTCCTGAAATCCTTCATAGACTCCACCTCCACCTTCTGAACCTTCGTGGGAACGTAGCCGTTGTACCCCGCAAACACATCGAACTTCTCCAAATGAGTTACTTTGATCTTTGAAATCCCGTGGTCTTCGCTGGAGAAATCGTACTCTGAGGCTACATAGAAATATGGACTGTATCCGCGAACACGCAGCATAGCTGTCTCACCCTCGTCGGTGCGTCCGTAAATATCGATGACGTACTTTCCGAAATCGTCATGATCGATCCAGTCACATGGCATGAGAACGGACATCCTCTTAGTTACTTTTGACTGTTTGTCTCCCCGAAAGTTTATCCGTTTTAAAGAATAAGAAGCGTAAGCATGACCGATCAGGAGCCTCAGACATCGAATCCGCTTTCGTGGTTTTACGCCCCGACGCGCTACAAGTCGGACGTAACCCAGATGGACTACGATTTCCGCGATAATAAAGCACAGCAGGACTACCACATGAGCACCGCTCGCCCTGCTCCCCAGCCTTGCCAGGAGTTTGACCGCGTGGCCGATTTCGCGTCGTCCTTTGTGACCATGAATTACACGGGCAATTACGGAAATACGGCGGCAGGTGGATGCGATGTTGATCTGTATTCCCGCCTGGCCCTCGGTGATCCAGGGACGCAGCGCCTCAAGGGACACCAGCAGACGTTTGCTCGTCCGTGGGCCACGACACCCAATATGGGCGGCGGTCCGTCCGCGGCAAATAAGGATACCGAGAGCCAGTTGATTCAGAGCGCTCCTATCCGTACGCGCAAGGAGTGCTCGACGGTGACCGATAAGTTCTTTCCCCAACAGTTTGACCCCCTGCTCCAGGTAGTGAAGGATGAGATGCAGACTGTAAATAATTTTGTACAGCCCTGGGCGCGCGGAGGAGATCCTACGCGTCTTGTTCGACAGAAATCAGTCTCTGATTGATTAAAGAAAGACATGAAGATTGTATTTTTCGCACAGATCATGCCCGATCCGTGCGGGGCTTTCTTCCACGACGTAGCCATAGCAAAAGAAATGCAGCGTCGTGGTCATACCGTATCCTTTGTGACGACGAACCGAGTTCGAAATTCTCTTCGTGGCGTCTACCGCGGTCTTCCATGGGTCTATTACACCAACGCCGAGAACGAATTGAACGGGGCAGGTGTATGGTCAACCCCGCATTTTCCGATGATATCTATTGTTCGTCGATTGAATGAACGGTTCCAGAAGCCGTTGGTCACAACCATGCATTTCGGCGAAGATACCAAGAGTATTACTCCCTATTCCCGGGCGGGGCAGTGGACAGACATCCTCTGGATCATCTCCAATCATATACGGAATTATGTGGTTGAGAAGATTCCGCTTTCCCCTACGTTTCGCATCGTAGAGAGCATTCGCCCGGCTATGATCGAAAACGAAATTCGGTTTAATGAACGTGGAACCGTTCCTACCGGCGACTGTATCACCCTGATCAACGCAAACATTCTTAAAGGCCTTCCCATGTTTCTAGAACTGGCGAACAAGTTCCCAGACCGTAAGTTTCTAGGCGTTCGTCCGTACTATAATCGCATCAGTGTCCCGGAAACTCTTCCGAATATTGAATGGATTGATATACAGGATGATGTACGCACGATTCTGAGCCGAACCCGCGTTCTTCTTGTTCCGTCTTTCTACGAGAGTTGGGGAAGAGTCGCGTTTGAGGCGATGTATAACGGCATACCCGTCCTCTACACAAAACCCTCAGACAGCAGGGATCCGCAGATGACCCGTCCGTCGGGGACAACAGAAGGAATGCAGGAATGGATTGGCGAGAGCCAGTATGCTCTGAACAATCTGAAGGTCGATGAATGGGCAGATACCCTGAACGAGTTGGACGATGTCTCTACATATGCCGACGCATCCCGCCGAGCCTACGAACAGACGTACGAAATGAACGTGTTTGGAGATTTTGACGGGATAGAGCGGAAGTTTCAGGAGTATGCGGTTCAGTTTGCGGTGTCTACTGAGAAGTCGAAGTCGATGGCTGGTCAGCAGGGGACATCGTTTGCGTCTCCGCTCCGCTTTGCTCCTCCTTCACGGGGTAATGCGATGCCTTTCCGCGGAGGTCGTTTCGCGCTGAAGCGCTGAGCATGTCGGCCATAAGACGTCCAAGCCGAATTCGCTCAAGCGTCGCGGCGTCATGGCCCGCGTCTACGACAGGGGTCGGCGGAATATGTTTGGCGCCCGAAATGGGAGGGATGGGGGTCAAGACGGCAATCGCATCGACGACACTGTCGCCATTCGCGGCGAGTGCCGTCTCTGCCTCCTCTTGAGTTGCTCCCGTAAACATCATAACCTGTTGGACCTGGCTGCTCATATTTTATGTATACTACATAAAGCACGAAAATGAAATTTATCGACGGACTATGCCCTCCGGCACTTCTGTATGCTCTGTTCGTTGCGATCCAGCTCGGTCTGGACGTCGCAGATTTCGCCTTCGTCACGGCGGCGACTAAGCTCGTCTTTGGCGGCGCAACCGTCTTCATCTTAGATCTGCTCTGCCGCCTCAACCTCGGTGTTGTAGCATGGTTCCTGATGGCGGTGCCCTTCCTTGTGACGGCGCTCGGAACATCTATTGCCTTTGGCCTTCAGCTTGACCGTGCGATGATGGAGGGTTTTACGGCGTAGATGTATACAGTATAAAAATGAGCCGCATTGACGATACGATCGACCTGATTGGGAAGCTAGTTCTGCGGACGGTGGTGTCCATTTACCATGCGGTGGAAGTGTGCATCCACGGTCGCAATCCTGTTCACGAGTCGATGACGTGGTCGCTCTACGACAAGAGTGGATACTCGACATCCCGCGATTCGTTCCATGAACTGGATGTGGGCGGCGGCGAGTCGTCCTTTGTGGCTCATCAGGTGCGTCGGACTGTAGGGTTTCAGCAGACGTACAAGATCGCTATTCATTGGGTTAATGGCGTGTGGCGTGCCCCGTATGTACTACATGAACTGTTCGATGCTCCTCCTCCTCCTTGGCTGTATATCGGGTACGGCGAGGATACCGATCATCTGATCGATTGTACGGAGGAACTGAACTGTCTGGTCGTCTACGACAACCATGTGACGAACGAGGTTCTTCATTCCATTGTTCCGGCGTCAGACGGTCTGATGTGGTACTATATCAACCCTAAGACGTTTGAGACCCTGGAATTTCCTGCGAACGGTATTGTAATTGATGACCCGCCCTCGTCCGACGACCAGCCCGAGCCAGAGTCCGCTACGAAAGATGATTGAACATCCGAATCATGGCTCGGTCGTCTGGAAATATCTGGCGTTGGAGAAGAAACTCTGGTCTCCGAATTTTCTAGAGTATGCGATGACGTATGCGACCATTCTCATTCAACCGATTGGTCACGTTCTGTTTTGGGTATGTTATCTTGGATTCCCAAGTCTATATACCTACTTTGGCGGCACGCACGATATGTCGTTTACCACTTTGGCGTGGTACATTGCCTCTTCGTTACAGGTGATGGTTTCGGCTATACAGTGTTGGAGCGAGGTGATAGAGCACTACCATCTCGGCACAACAATCTTCGTATGGAAAATTCTGACGCACGCGTACGGAGTTCCGTTGCTGGATATCCGGTCAGGGGAACCTGGGCATCAGTATTTCAAGTATGCTGCGGGGGCTTCACTGCTTCAGGACCTCAGTTAGATTTCCTCCGAACATTCCCTGAAAACTCTTGACCAGTTCGGCACCCTGCTTCACCTGGGGGCCGAGCGACGAGAGCGTCTCCATCAACTGCTGCTGGGTCTCCATCAACTCTTTTGTATCATCGCGCATCTGTAGAACCTGTTCAGGGTTCAGTTTCTGGAAAGCATGTAGTATGGTCGTTCCCGCATCCATGTGGGCGTCCATAGTATTGTCCTCTGCCTTATCGCTCTTCGACGACGAATGGGGCTTCGGCTCCTCCTCCTTCTTCTTATCCTCCGACTCGTTAGGGTTCTCGTACCCCTCGCGAATCGCCTGTCCGGACAGAAGCACTACGGTCGCAACGGTCGCAATGCCGAGGGTTGCGGCCAATGTTAGGGGCATACGAACTCCGTATCCAATAACCACCGTGACGAGGAGCAGCCAAACGGCTAGGTACCCTACACGACGTTGAACAAGGAATACGATGGAGATTAAGAGGAGTAGGGCTGCTACGGCTGTATCTACGTTCGCCTTCATTAATTCACTCAAAGATATTTATATCATACAGAGGTCACGGGGCTTCCAACGGGAACCGTATCAGCCGTTCCCGCGACGCCAGAACCGTTAAAGGTGTACCCTGTACGGGGCTGCTGGAGGGCAAGCGCGCCTCCACGGTGCTTACGACGACGTCCGGCTACTGTCTTCTTGCCCTTGCCCCGACGACGCCGACGACCGCCCGCGAGCGTATTGTTTCCTCCGCGCCCGGCAACTCCACAATCCTTACCTGTATCCGAATCCCAGAGCGCATTTCCGGCGTTAGGGCCGCCGACATCCGAGAGGACTGATCCGCCGAAGCCGTACCCTCCCCCGCGCTTCGCGGTGCGACGACCAGCCTTCTTGACTTTCTTGGTAGAGTGGTGTTTACGAACCATTTGTATTTGAGGGTAGAGAATCTATTACGGGCGTCCATGTCCCATCATCGTTCTGAACGCACTCGAGCGCAAACACCCTACCCATCGATCTCAGTTGTTTTGAAAGTGTTAATGTCCTGACGCGAAGGTACCCGACATCTGCAACCTTGTAGACGTCAGGGATATCCGTGGCCACAATCTCGTATTTCAGTGTCTCCTCCTCCTCCTTCTTCTTCTTACACTCCGCAAAAATACCTTTTTCGCCGACAGTATTGGTGTAATATTCGTACCCGCGAATATCCGTGATATCCTCTCGGAGTTTGATAGCGCGCGTCTCGAATTCTGGACAGGGAGTGTATGTCGAAAAAATAGACCGCAGGAGTTCCTGGCGTTGACTAAACGAAGTGGTGGTAAACAAAGGGGTTCCGTTCAACATCCACGCATCTGCTAGGTACACATGCGTAGGCGTATACTCAACTCGTAAAATCGTATCCTCAAAACACCGATGATCCCACACGAGACGAATGGGTTGAGGAACCGGGTTGTCCTTGCGGGGAACCCAGAATGCAATTGGGACCGAGTTCTCGTCGCGCGTCAGACATAACCATCCCGGGATTCCACCGCCCTGTGGGACTTTTACCGAATACGGTCCCACATTCCCCTGGCGGGTCATACGAAACACCGGATCCCATCGGTATAGGCTTTTTAGCCGGTTCATTCTTATTCTTACTTCTTTACTCGTCCACTGTGAAAACGGCTACTGTGGCGGCGCCGCCTTCCCTCCCGAGAATCCTACACGATCAACGTCTCGCGTCTCAATTGGCGGAGGGAGCGCAGTTGGATTGGGTTTATTAGACTGGACGATCGGCGGCGGTATGTCGTATGATGGAGCAGCCGCCATAGATTGGGGCTTGTTCGACTGGACGATGGGGGGAGGCATGTCGTAGGTCGGGATATTCATCGTCTGGGGCAATTCACGAGCGACTGGCTGCTGCGGAGGCGGAGGCGGATGAGAAATAGGAGCCGACACAATTTCGGGGATGATGGAAGGCGCACGGTCGACATACACGATCTTCGGCTTAGGAGGCTGGATGAGTCGCGACACCCAAAATACTCCCACGTGAAGAATTACGATAACCATAATCGTGGCGAATGCGAGATAAACGATATCGGAGATCTCCATACTAGGCTGAGTTATTCTATTGAAAGTTTTGTAAGCCCTAAATTTAAACACGAGAACCATGTCGTCCGACTCTGTCCCTACCCCTACCCCTGCCCCTGACTCTGTTGATTCCACCTATGTCCCTGCTGCCGTACCCACCCCCGCGCCCGCGCCCGCTGCCGCCGAGGTCGTTTCTGTAGCGATTGACTTCACGAACAAGTCCGAGCTGATCAAGTTTGCCCTCAAGACGGTCGCCCAAGCCGAGATTCTAGCCGACCGTTCAGATGAGGACAAGGCCAAGTTTGTTGTAGAGGAGGTCAAGAAGGCTGTCCGCGAGTCGTCGTCGCTCTCCGAGGACCAGAAGAAGGAGGTCCTTGTGTGGTGCGACGCTGCTCTCCCGTACGTCCTCGAGGGCGTCAAGATCGCCAAGGCAGAGTTCAAGAAGATGGCTTTGACTGCTCTAGTGGACGTTAAGAAGTGCTGCCCTTCTTGGTTCGCGAAGAAGGCTGTGGCCCCGACGGCGTAAACAGATCATCATTCTCTGAGAACGAGCCGTCAACGTACTTCCGAACACGGACTTCCTCCTTAGAATCAATCCGATCCAAAACATTGGGGTACGGAAGCATCTCAATTTTCACCGATCCATCCTTCTGAGGATGAAGCGTGCGACATGTCCTTTCGTGTGGATTCAAACACTGGGTTCCACACCAAAGAAAACTCGTTGTATACGAAATGGTTGGCTTCATATAGACCATCCCCAACTTCGTGATACGGTACATTTTGTATACATATACTGCTCGCGGTATGTTTAAACATACATGAGACCCAGCGTGACCGCGAAAAAGACCGCGGCGTGGAGGAGGAGACCGAATCCTGTCGGGAGTCCGTTCTCAAAGATACGGAACGTGGTGTACGGTCCCGTCATTGACGTCACAAGTCCGTCCATGACGCGAAACGTAATGGGGTTGGCCAGGATGTAAAATAGGAGACCCTGGAATGCCGAGATCTGGAGTTTCTGGGCAGAAGTAGGACCAGCCATTGTTTTTCTTATTCTCTAGCTTGGAAAGTATTGCGGGTCGCCTGTATAGTTTCCAGCAACTGGGGGATCTTGGCTAACATCGGTGGAATTGCTGCCTCATCGCGCCGCGCAGGTTCGCGGGAATCGAGAGGTTCAGTCACAAACAAGATAGCCGTCAATAAGAACGTCTGTTTCGCCCGCGAAGTCCCCGGCTCCCATCGCAGGCAATAGAGTTTGAACAGGGCTTCGACATACGTATTGCTCTGGGCGTTCAAGACATCCCAGATCATCCAGATGAGATGTTTCGAATACTTAGACGAATAGTAAGGGCTCTTGCGTTCGGCGACCACCACGGTCTGTTTCGTCCTCTTCTTCTGTTCACGGGCATACGCCAGAATCCACGAGAGCCAGTAAAACGCCCGCTGAGTATCCCGCGTCTGGATAGAAAAACAGAACTCGTTGAACGGAATCTTGAGTTCGAACGGATCGTCGGCTTTCAGAAACGGAACACTCGTCATCTGCGAAGTCGCCCGCAGATTCTCTCTAACGGTCTCAGGCAAGAAATCGTGTTCGGCCTTAATGGTCGGCAAAGTAATCGTCTTCTGCTTTTTCGCCATTGAGAGGACCGTCGCGACCTCGCATACGAGTAAACGCGCATCATCGCGATTGCGGATCTCCGTCATCGTGTGAACCGTATACATCTGCTCGATCTCCGAGAACCGTTCGTACTGCGAGACCAAGTACGTAAACATATTGGGACATGACCGGTGGACGTACAGCGACCCTGCTTCAAAGAATGTGGTCCACATCGAATGTACTAAGCCCGAACAGAGCAGTTCTAGCGTCCAGTAGCACGCATAATCGGCATGACCCAACTGAATGCTCTGAAGAAGTGATTTACTTGCGAGTTTACGAGCGTGGCCTGAAAAGGTAAACGTTTGAAAATCCACGACGCTTCTTGTGTCGTAGATTAGCATACTTATATTTATATTGTGTTGGAGCGGGAGGGGATTAGAAGGTGTAGTACGCGGGGGAACCATTCACTAGGGTTCCAGAGTACGCGAGGGTCACGCCAATTCCTGCCTGGAGGTAATAAGAATTGCTGCCCGCATTAAAGACACCGTTCGTTGACGTCAGAGTATAGTTCACTGAACCGTTGTTTTTGAGAACCCAGTAGGTTCCCTGAGGAGGAGCAGTGGTTGGAAGTGTGAGCGCAAATGCCGTCGCGGTTGACGTAATACTGAAATAGGTTGTTGCCGTGGCTGCTGTGAGCGCGAGAGAGGCCGCCGATGTTCCAGCAACATTGAGGGTGGAAATCACTGGACCTGAAGCGCGAATTGTTCCCGCTACATCCAAGGCATTGGATGGAACCATACCTACACCTAACCACCGATTGGCGAGATCGGCTTGGAGAGTGGGAGCCGTAGCCGATGTTGACTGAACCACAAGAGTATTGGATGTTGTAGGATTGTACCCGGCATTGCTTCCGATGTAGATAGTGTTGTTAAGATTGGGGAGATTGCTGCCTGCATTGGTTCCGATCGCGATCACATTGTTGGCCGCGACTCCCGAGGCAGCGTTGGAGCCGATGACGATGGAGGAACCACCGGTAATGGACGAGTTGGATCCGAGCGCAATATTGGTGGCCTGTCCCAGAACGTTCCACGAGGTTCCGCCCGTTACTGAATTGAACACGCCGCCCGAGGGGATAGTAATAAATCCAGGTCCCCATTTGAGCGTGGCAGTAGCCTGAGTTACCTCAACATTTGTCGCACAAATGAAAATCCAGTTGGAACCTATCGGATTTCCCATACTAGTTCCATATGGAACGACTTGGACGGAACCGTTTGCGATTGGATATCCAGATGGAACGGAGTTGGGAACCCAATAGGCAGCAGACCAACCATTCATCGTAATACTCCATGGAGACCCTTGATCTCCTGCGATTTGAAGGAATCCAGACGACGCCATCGCGTTGTTCACGGGAATGGCGATGATACGATTCGTTCCTGAAACCACACCCGTTGTCGCGTTCCACGTAATCAGTCCGCCCCCGCTGGTGACCCAGTTGGCGTTCATGGTATTGGAATCGGCGGCTCCGAGCGTCTGGAGATTCAGGGTGCTGTAATTGACCGCTCCAGTGGAGGAATTGTAGGACAGGACCTTGTTCGCATACGTTGAGGATGCGATCGTTGGGAGTGTGAGGGTTCCTGAGAGGGTGGTTGACGTTGAAACCGCAAGAGACGGTGTGGTGATCGCAGTGTTCGTATTGATCTGGCCGTTGACGTCAAGAGGGAACTGTGGGTTCGTAGTCTGTACGCCTACATAGGGAACGTTGCAGTTGCGAGAAATAAAGAGAGCAGTTCGGTTCAGATCAGTTGCTCCAAAATTTGTCCGGAAAGAAAGACCATCTGCGGTCGCATCGTATCCAAGACCTACGTACGGGTTTCCGGTTGTGGAGTTGTAGAATGATGCAAAGGCAGTTGTTCCACCTGTTCCGGCGATATTCAGCCGGTAGTTGCAGGGTGTTCCAGTGAGTCCTACATTCGTCGTTCCGTTTACGGTCATATTAGACGACAGAATTGCTGATCCTACCAC